TTTACAAAAAGATTAGAATTATCATCATCATCATTATATCCTGTATAACCATAATTTAACCAACTTCCTGGAGACCATTCATAATGTGAATATCTTCTTCTTGGAGTATAGTCCATTTCATAGTCATCATAATGATGTTTAGTTTTAGCTTTTCTCTTTTTGGGTGGAGAAGGAGTATCTACAGATATCCATTCTCCTTTTATATATTCCCAGGCCATAATTATAGTTCTTCATCTTCCATTACAAAAGACACAACAGCTTCTTTTTTAGACAAGCTTTTGTAAATTTCTTTTGCTTTTTTCACTAAATTAGTGTGAACAGCAACAAAATCTTCATTAACTGTCAACATTTGAATTTCTGTTAACTTACTATCAAATTTTTCCATTTGATGTTTAAAATCTTTAACTTCAGCAGTAGAACTCATTTTACATTCTCTCACTTTAGTAATAATTTCTTCTAATTCAACAGAAAGTTGTCTAAATTTGATAGTGGCTTCATATTTCTTCAATGTAGAAGAAATTAAAGCAGGTTTTTTAGAAAATTCTGCAATAAACATCAATGCTTCAGGGCCACATTTTTCATAAACGTTATTTGCAACAATTGCAATACGAGGTGAAATTGTGATGCTGTTTTTGTGATATTCTTGTAACAAGAATGGAATGATTGGATCAATTGTTCCTTCACCAAATTTAGCTTCTAACAATGTGTTATAAGCAATTTCGTTGTAATTATCCCAAATTACATTTAATTCAAGAGGAAATCTTTCCATCAAAGCTCTTAATGAAGAGTTTTTAGCAAATTCATCACGAGTTTTGTTTGTACAACAAACAATGAATTTAGTTTTAATTGGAAATACTTGACTTCCATTTCTAAATACACCACTTGAGAGAATATCTTTTAGTTGTTCAAGAATAAAATCAGGAGCATCCATCATTTCTTCAAAAATTACATATTCATGATTCATAAATGAATTTTCAACAAGATATTCAATTTTACCTTTTCCTCCTGGAGCAAATTGAGAAATATCAACACCTCCAAATAATCTGTCAGTATTCATACCAGTACCCATTGTTACAACAAATGGTTCAATGTCTCGTTCTTCAAAGAAAGCCATTGTTAATTCTGATTTACCATGTCCACCAGGACCATACAAAATTACATTGTTTTTAACTTTCATTCCAATTTCTAAAATACTTATGGCTTTGTCCATAAATACAAATTCTTCTTTTAAAGAACTTTCAAATTCTGCTACTTGTGGTTTATTAACACTCATTTTTTCTTGTTTTAAGGGAATTTTTAAATTTTTTGTTATTTCTGTTATGCCATTATAATCTAATTCAATTTCAATATAATCTGTATTACTAAAAGCCCAGCCAGCAAAATGAAAATCTTTTCCTTGTTTAGCTGCTTTTTCTGCATCTTTAGGAATATCTGCTCCAAGGTATTCTTGCATATTTTCATGCCAATGAATAGGCACAAACTCATCCATATGATATCCTTGTTTTTCAAATTCTTCAAATGTTTTGAATCTATATTGTTGAGTCATATATAAAATATATTAAAAGCCCACCATTACAGTGGGCCTTTGATTACTATTCTTCGTCATAATAAGTACGAATTCCTTTAAGAGTAGCATTAACAGCATCTTCTTGATAACTTTCATCATAAAGAATACCTTTTAAGGCAAGAGCTAATGCCATTTCTTTAGTGACAGATGTATCTTTTGTTTTAGATAATTCAACTTGTCTTAAATAAGATTTGATACAAGTGATAAAACTTGATGCTCTGATAATGGTTTCATTACGCAAAATCATATTTGTTTTCACATTTTCAATTATTTCAGCCATAAATGCTGGAGCAATTGATGATTCAGCAATTAATTTGTGTACTGGCTCAAAATCTCCTTCAAGTGTTACATCTTGACAAAAGCTTGAAATATATTTTTCAGCTGTTATAGCATCCAAATATGTCATTGAAATGATTGTACCAATTCTTTTACCTCTTAAAAAGGTAGGCTCAATAAGCTCAAGATGATTAGTAGTAAACAATGAAATTACATTCATGTTTTTAGTATCACCACCATCTAATGTATTCAAAATATCTTGAAGAGCAGAATCTCTTTCACCTTTGGTAACTTGGTCAATGTCTTCAACAAATACTAAAATACCATTACCATTTTTATCTAAAGTTTTGGCCATTCTCAATGTGTCAGCCAATAATTCAGGAGATTTCAAATAGATGGCAGAATAATTGTTTTCAATAGCTTGTTTAGCTAATTTGAATGCCAACAATGTTTTCCCTGTACCATAAGGTCCTTCTAAAATAGCACCAAATTTAATTGGAATTTTGTTATCTCTACAATGTTGAGGATGAAGAATACGAGCAGTCAATGGACTTAATGCTTCTTCTGTTTCTGCAGAAAGAATCATTAATTCTTCATCAATGGAAGATAAATCAAGGATCTTTGGTTGTCCATAGTCATGATTTTGATTAATTTCAAAAGCTTGACATTTGTAAATAGAATCAGTATGTAACAATTCTATTGTACGATCAACCATTTTATCAATTAAATTTTGAAATTTGAATTGACATTTACCTTTGATTGATAAATTTTTACTATTTTCATCATAATAGATTTGAATAATAGCTCCTTCTCCCATTCCAGGAAGAGCAATATCACCATAAGGAACTTTTTTTCTTACACCACTTGCAAGAGTGATATCAATAGTATTCATACCATCTTTACCTCCTGAAGGTTTTTGAGAATCAGAAACAGTTGAAGCTCCAATAGTTTCTTCAATTGAACGATTTAATTGATAAATTCCATCATTACGAAAACAAGGAATAGAATATCTGAAATTGGTCATTCTTTCTGAGTTTTTAATCTCATTTTCAATATATACCAATATTTCAGCGTAATCTTTATCGCTACTACCTAATGCAACTAATGTTGTTTTCTTTTCAAGATCCCAAGATGTTTTTACTTCTTTGATCTTTGCTACTTCTGTGATTGTTTTTGTCATTTTATTTATTTATTAAGGGATTTTATTTCTTTTTGTGCTTTAATTAAAAGTTTTTTGAATTCAGTTTCAGTTAATGTTAGACAACCAAACTCTACCAATCCATGAGACTTGAAAAATGAAAGAGTATCTGTTAATTCAACTTTATCTCTGTCACTTTCAAATGCCATTTTTATGTGTTTTAATAAAACTCGATGTTTTTTGTAAATAACTTCTTTAGTTATTAAATCAAGTTCAATTGGTAATCCATTTTTACAATAATCTAATATCATAACTGAAAGTATTAAAAAGCTCTGCTATTTCTAACAGAGCTTGTTATTGTTTTATTTGTTTTTTAAATCAAGACCAAGATCTTTGGCAGCTTTCGCACTCATAAGTTCCATAAAATTGAAACCTGCATTTCCTGCAGATCCTCCTCCAGATACATATGTAGGAACAAGTGAACCTTCATAGTTAGCAAAAGCTTCAGCCCAAAATCTTTGTACTTTTTCATATGTAGCCAACTTTTGAGTTAAAGCTCCATCTGCTTGCATTACAAGACGTTTTTTAGCTGCAATACCTTCACCTTCCAAAATATCTTTTTGTTTGTTTAAATTGGCTGTTTGTACTGCTAAATTAGCTACATCTTTTGCAGCTTCAGCTTGAGTAACAAGTTTAGATTTAATAACTTCTTGTTCCCATTTAGCTTTGGCAGCATTTGCTTCTCCTTGTTTAGCTGTAGTGATAGCATCTTGTTCAGCTCTTTTAGCATTAGCAATGGCAGTTTGAACAGACATTATAGCTTTTTGTTGACTTTGAATTTGAGCTTCTACTGTTTTATCATATCGAATATCATTAATAGAAATACTATATAAACGAATACCAAATTCTTCAATAGAAGATTTTTCTTGTCTATAAGGATTACCTTTAATCATTACAATTTCTACTTTACTAACAGCTTTTTCAGTATTTGTTAATGCATCCACTTCACGTACAGATATAGTTTTAGTTTTATATACTCCTTTAGAAGATTGATCTTCAATATAATATATAAGGTCATTTCTTTTTTCTGCATATGATTCTTTAGATGACATCAAAGGTCCTGTCATAAATATTGATTTAGATATATTAGTATTTACTAATTGTTCTTCAATATTTTCTTGATTTCTATAAGTACTATGAACTTTCTTCATTTTATTTTCATCTAAAGGAAGATCTATACGAATACTTCCTGATATCCAAGCATGACCACCATCATTAAATTTGACTGGCAAGCTTTTATCATATTCAGTGCCTATATATTCTTTTTCTTTAGGTGCAAGAAAATTAATTTGACTAGAACGTTTGTAATGTGTTACTCTTCCAAGTCCTTGCCAAGTTGGCCCTGGTTCATACACCACTTTAAGATCTCCACTTAAAGATTGAATTACAAGAATTTCTCCTGCATCATTGTCTTCAATTGTATTAAATGATAAAACGACTGCAGCTACTAAAACTAAAAGTATTAAAGCATACTTTCTAATACCTTTAATCACTGAACTTGATTGATTTTCTTCTGTGTACATTATTTCTCGATGTTTTTGGTAATGTTATTTATTTTTTGTTGTGTTTTCTTAGTGGCACCTCTGATTGCTTGTTTTTTTTCTTTAAATTCTTTTGATTGTTTTTCCAAATCATCTAAAGATGATTCTGGTTTTCTTAAACGAAATATATCAGGAATAAGAATATAAAGTAAAACAAATAAAAAGAGCAGGACTAAGCCTGCTCTAATTAAAAACATTGCAGCTGTCATCTTGTTAGAATCTTTCTGCTAAAATTCCTTCAGCAAAAGCAAGACCTTCTTCTAATGCTTCCACTTCTCTATAAGCAGAAAGTTCAGCATTTACACTGTAAGGAATGGCAGCTTTTGTTTTTGATAATGCTTGTCTAGCATTTGCTAGATCAAATTTAGTAGTGGCTATTGTCACTTCTAAGTTGGATTTTGCTTTTTGTACTTCTAATGCTAACTCCTCTGCTTGTATATCCTTCTCTGATTTGGATATTAGGTCGCTGTATTTTACAGGAGTCTCTTTGGCTTTTGTGCTCATCTTTTTTTAATTTTAAGGGATTATTTATTTGTTTTGGAAATTCATATTCTTGTGATAAATCAATTTCATCACAAGGGTTTGTAGGTCGCAGGGTTTTCCAATCTGGATGACCTAAAGGCAAAAAAGGTATTATTGTTTCAATACTAACTTCTTCAACAGAAGTTACTTGTTCAAATCTAATTGAATCGTGTTTACTCCAAAATTTACATTGATTAACATATCCATATTTATCTAAATAACCACGAATTCCTTCAATTTTACTGAATTTAACATAATGGGAAAGACTATCAAAATTTAATTTATACCATTTATCTACAACCATATCTTTATAGCTCATTTGCTCAATGGGTGATTCACATATAAAAGGCATTAAATCTTCTAATTTGTATTCTTTTTTTCCAGAACCATTTGATACAAACCAAAAAGAACTATCAGACCAAGCTATACCAATATCTTTTTTTGCAGGATGATCAATATTTTGTCTTGTATTTTTTAAATATTCTTGTAAATTGTTGTCTAAACTTCTACAAAATCCATTTGTTGGAAATCCTGATAATTTAAGTTGTGCTAAATATTCTTCCTTTGTAGCAATATCATATAAATGATCATTAGGATCTGTACCAATTTCAGCAAAATTAAATTTTTCATCTAAAATGACAATTTTATTGACATAATTTGATTTTGGTATTCTATCAGAAACTAAATATATTTGAGATGATGAAATATTAAAAAATGTAGATTGTCCTGTAATAATAGAATAAGGATTTACATTTTTAACATATTTTGGTTTTATTTGTTCTTTTCCAACTATTTCAGCAAAACTGCGAGTTTTATGATCGTATAAACGAATATCAGTACCAACTGTATTACCACAATAAATACTTTCACTATATCCATAATGAATATCATTTGATGTTCTACTAACAGTAAGTGGTTTACCATTAGATGTACATCTTACAATAGTACCATCTGGATACATAGCTTTAGCTATTTCTAATCTTTTTTCTTTTTCATCCATAATTAAAAGATTTAAAAGGGCTTTATATTACTACAAAGCCCTATGATAAATTACTCTTCTGCTGCTGGAAGAAAATCATCAGTGTTAATCAGATCATCTTCTGACATTCCCAATTCAGACATCATTTGCATCATTTGTTCTGAGGCTGACATTCTTCCAATGATTGCATCTTTAACTGCTATAGCAGCTAAAATAACAATTTCTTCATCAGAAAAATGTTTTAATACACCTTCTAAAATTACAGATGTAGAAAGAGGTTGTCCATCTTCAAATTCAGCTACAAGAGCTTCAGTTGATTTTTGTAATGCGTCATTAATGTCTCCATTGAAACCAATAGCATCACTCAATTCTTCTTGAGTGTGGTCGAATTTTAAATTTGTGTTCATATATTTATTATTAAGGATTTAAAAATTTTCTATGTAAAGAGAGCGAGCTCTTAAATTTGTTTGAGATATAATTCTAAAATTAGATTTATATAACACTTCAACAACATATCTTCTACATTGTTGTAATTTTGTAGGATTAGTTGATGCAACTAATATTCCTTTACTGATGTTAATGCGTGGTCTAGGCATAATTTATTTTTTATATTTATTAATTATACTTCTTAAGCCAGACAAAGGACTATTGTCTTCTTTTTGTCTGTCCATTATAGCTTCAATATAACCTAAACTAACGAATAATAATTCGTTATAACTCAGTTCATTGGCAATTCTTTCAACTATTTTACTTTTGTGACGTTTGCCATTCATGGCATAATCAGTAGTAATACTAGCTAATTTACCATGCAATTCTTCTATCTGTGTATCTGGCATACCCATACATTCAGATAATCTTTCTCTTGTGTGATCAAAAACTAAACTCATAATTAAGGAGTTGTTAAAATTATTCGTCCTATTGTCAGGATGATTCCTGCGATAATACTACCAACTAAAAATCCCCTTCTAAAAGAGGATTTTAGTAATTGTTCACTTGCTTCAATTATTTCATTTTGAAGAGTGACAATTTTTTCTTGTGAATTAACTAATGATTTTAGATTAACTATTCTTTTTTCGTGAAGTGTGTTAATATCTTCTATGATTTTAACTACATCTAAGGGAGTTTTTTCCATTTAATAAATATAAAAATCGTCTTCAGTTAATTCAATGTTGTCTTCTTCACAAATATTTTGTATGGCTACATTAATTTGTGATAGTGTTGCATCTTCAATATCTATTTCAAATATTGATTTTACCCATTTTGATAATCTATTATAATCACTCATTGTCATCATCTGTTTTACCAATCAATGACATTGGGTCATTAATAGCTGCTTCCAATTCATCAAGAAAGGATATGCCATGTTTATCAATAAGTTCATGAATTAATTTTTCTGATAAATCAGAATTATCTCCTCCTTCCACTTCAAGAAGTAATAATAATTTCATTGCACCTTCTTTTGGAATAGTTGTAATAAATTGAGGTTTCTTTTTTAAAATAGTTATTATCATTTGAAGATAAACTTCCATTCTAATATGACGTTCGTCGTTATTTGAGCTCATTTTTGTTAAGTATTTGTATTAGTTATTAAACACATATTGAGAATTGCTTGATGTCCTGCTCCTAATGATGTAGCTGATTTAATTGAACCATCTTTCATTGTAATATTAAAATCACAATCAAGTAAATCAACATTAATTTCAGCCATGTTTTTAAAAACATCATCATTATCAGAAATAGTATTCAAGCTTGATAATATTTTTTCATCAAATTTATATGGCATATTTGCTACTAATCCTTCAATAGTTTGAATATCATATAATTTGAACATCTCAGATAATTTCATTATCTTTTCTTCATTTGAACCACCAAATGATTTTCTAATTTGTAGATACATTTTGATACCAGTAAATAGTCTAAATTGAGAAGACATATATATCACTTTAGTTGGAATTAAATTATCTATAGCATTAAATTGAATAAATGAACATTTACCTGTTTCATCTAATTCTATTTCAACACTGGCTCCTGAAGAATAAGTAAATTTTATTTCTCCAACAATAAAATTATCAAAACAATGTGAGAAAATTTCATCACATACTAGTTTTGAATCATGTTCATTGTCAAATATTCTAAAATTTATTACACTTGTTACAGCATAAACCATTACATTAATAAATGATTTACCTACACCATTCTTACCTGTTAACATAGTAAGAGCATTAACATTCATCTCCACTGCTTTAAAAGCAATTGGAGATGAAAGATTTAATGAAATTGTTTTAACACTACCTAATCCTTGCATGAGTTTAAATCATCAAGGTTAGGCATATTTTTTTGCTTTAACATTTCTTGAAGTTTTTTTCTTTCTTCAGAATCAAAAGCAACAACTTTCATTGAAAGTCCTTTACCAATTGGAAATGCTCCTTGTTCAGATAATTCTGCTAAAGCATCTTCATCTAAATCTTTGATTTGTTTGATTTGAGATTCTAAATCTTCTAAATCACCACTTAATTTAGTACTTAAAGATTTAAGTTCTCCCTGAATTTTATCAACTACTGATATTGTTGCCAATAACAACAATTCATTATATGATAATTTATCAGCTAACATTTCAGCCAATTGTGTTTGTGCTAATTGTTTATGAACAACTTCATTAGCAATTTTGTTTAATCGATCTGCATGTTCTTGCATATCTTTTTCTGTGAAACCCATTCCTTTAATTAAGGAGCTTGAGTTATGATCAAAATTTGTTTTCATTATTTATTGTTTTAAGGGAGTTTATTTAATAAGTATGTTCTGGTTTCAAATTGATACCAATACACACCATTTGGCATTTTAATAACACATCTATTTGCTATCCCAAGGATGCAACTAAATTGAACTTTCATAACTGTCCTAACCCAAGAATTATCCAACACTGCAACAGGTTCAAATTCTTCAGTATCTATCCAAACTGGATAAGATAAAGAAGAGTGCATTATATCACCCTTCTTTTCATTGATTACATCAACAGCCATAATTAATATGTATCAAGTTTATATCCAAGAGCTACAAGTTCTTCAGATTTATAAAATCTATCTAATTCAATTTTTGGGTCTTCAGAAAAATCATCAATTTCATAAGCTCGTATATCATCAAACTTTGGAACTAATTTTAATTCTAATATTTTAGCAGTTGCTTCTTCTGAATTACTAGCTTCAACAACACACACTCCTTGATTCTTCCCTTGATAGGAAAATGAAAACCAATATGTTTTTTTCATAATGTTATGTATTAATAGATTTCATAATCTTCTTCTGGTTTAACAACTAATTCAAATGCATCTTCATACACTTGAATTCTATCACCTTTATGATAAGTAGAATAATTCATATTATTCATAACCACACCTTTTTGTACACTTACATGCATAAGCTTTTTAGTATAACTAGGACTAAGATCAGGATTTATAACAACTAATTCTTCAACATCTTTTAGTTGCATATAATTACTTTGTTTTTTTCCTACTATTGGCTTAATGATGTCTCCTTTTTTAAATTTAGGGATATTTGCCATTAGTCCTCATTTAAAAGTTCACTAATTTTAGCCAAATCATTAGCCAATTTCATCTCTTGAGATAAATTAGCTTCTAATGTAGCTTTTACGCTTCTCAATTTGTCAAGTTCTTTTTTATGACTGATTTCAGCAATTTTAAGAACTATAACATCACGCCAAGCTTGAGGAGAATGTCCTTCAATAATAAGTACAGGTTTTTTAATACCTTCAGGAAGATATTTATCTGCAGCATTATTATAAGATTCTTGTTTACCATCAATAGATGCACAAGCTTGTAATAGCTTCATTACATCATTAATGTTAGCAATTGGTCCAAATCCTGGTAATCCTGTAGTAATAACAGGTACAGTTGAATCATTTTTACTTAATTCTTTAATTTTAGAATTAACTGTTTCTAATAAAGCAGGAATATCTGCTTGTGTGAACTTTGTTTGTGTGCTTACAGCTACACTTTCTGGTGCTTTTGGTTCCATTTGTTTTAAGGGATTTGATTTATAATTATTCTATTGTAATATACTGTTTGTATTGTTTTCCTGTTTTTTTGGAAGTTTTAACAATAAAAAATCTTCCTTTAGATGTAACATAAACAGGATAGTTTACATCTTTGATTGTAATGACATCACCAGTCAATCTAGGTTGTGCAACTGGTGTAGTCAATGAGACTAACTGACCACTACTATTTCTAGTGTAAGTGGTTTGAGCTGATATAGATAGACTAAATAAGCCTAATGCTATAAGAATAAATGTTTTTTTCATGTGTGTATAAATTCAATTGTTCTAAACAATAATTGACGAGGAAATCCATTTCCCATTGGTAATCCATTAGGAACAGCACCATTTAATATGTTTCTAGCATAATAATGACATTGTCCAAATGATGGATAACGAGGAAAATCTTTGACAATAATATCAATATATTCTCCTTTAAAAGACAAACTTGGTAGACTGTGTGAACCACTTGCATGATTAAATGCTTTAGATAGCTCAATAGTATATTTAAATTTTTTCTGATTCGATTTGTGAAAGCACAATCCACCAAATTTCATGTCTTTTGAAACTAATGTAATCCCAGATATTGTTATATCATTAATATAACTTAATACAGGATTCATAGTTTTATCTTTATAGATACGAAGGATGAAATTAGTCCTCATCCTTCTCATCTATTTTAATTGCTATAAATAAACAACAATTAAATACAAGAAATTGTATAAACCAAATCATTGGTGTATATCTATCAATTTCTAAAGCTCTTCCATATGTAATCATAGCTTCCATAAACAAGGCAAGCAATAATAACATTGATGTTCTTCCTATTAATATGATTATATCTCTTATCATTTTGTTATGAACTTTGTAAATAAATTGTACATCCTTCTAATCTATTATTTTTTATAGCCCAATCAACATCTATTACAGAACAGTTATATATTTCACCATTATGTTCAATATCAAAATTGCCTAAACCTTTTACAGGTACTGAAGGTAAATAAATTACTAATTTATCTAATTCAGGAACTCCATCCATATTTGCGAGCATACATTTAATTAAACTCATTTTTTCCCAAGTTTATAGTTAATGTATATCAAGGATGCTATAAGCATATCAATAATAACAATAAATGCCCAACCTGATGATTTAGCATCAGATTGAACACCAATGTATGTAAAGCCAATTATGTATAAAATACATAATGTATAGAATATTTTATTTTTCATAGTTTTATTTATTTAATCACACCAACTTCTACTACATCCAGGACAAGATATAATATGAGAGGAAGAAGATAACTCTAATGCTTTATCTTCTCCATATCTCTCAACTAATATTTCTCCTAATGTTTGAAGTGTTCCATAATTATTTCTATCTCTATTCCAACCATATGAATGGTTACAAGATCTACTAGCAAACATTGGTAGATTATTATCTTCACAATATTTAGACTGATTTATATAATGTATATCCATAATATTATGTATTAAAATATGTTATTGGATTTTGACCTTTCAATATCATTGATTTAAACAAACTTATAGCATCTAAAAAATCATTTTCAGTATCAGCAGATAAATAAACACCATTAGTATCATTTCCTTCAATAATCCATTCAACTGCTTCTAATTGTTTATTAATAATAAGTAAACAATCAGAACTAATTGCAATGTAATCTTTAAACCCATCATATTGTACGTTGGGTTTAATTACTGTAAGAGCAAGTGTTTCCATAATTATTTAATTATAATTATTTATTCTTTTCCACAATCTCTCAACAAATGTTGTATTACCTTTAGCTTCCACTTGAGCTAAGTATTCAGGAAGTTTTGATGTTCCACATAAATGCCAAGATTGATGTAATAATCTATTAGGAAGTATTAATTCCCTAACATCTCCTTTCAAATCAAGCCAATCATCATATAATACAAAAGCTTTATCCATAGGAATAGATATTTCTCCACTACAAGACCAAGATTCTAATAGTCCAGTAAAATATTCATTCAAATCTTTAATCATATGTTCTCTAGTAATAGTAAATGTTGCCATAATGCTATATTATTTATGTTGTTAATGTGTTTTTGTGTATTTGTTTTAGGAGATTTATTGCTTTGAGAGTCTCCACACTCCCTTTCCAACCTATTCACATCATCTAAAATATTAGAAGATTATCAATAAAACGTGATTTTCATTGAAGAATAGTTATAACGCTCGTCGTAGAAAGTTTTAATTTCTGAGAATAATGCAATAAAGAGAATAATGAGCCCTGATTCTCACATATCAAGGCCCATTTTCCCTTCAAAAAACAAATTCACACATTATACATTCTACTGGTTTCTATGTCACCACCCAATTTCAAAGCGTTTTCAACCCACCCTATATATAGGGAAAAAAGAGCTTATGCTCTTTTCTCCCATTCAAATTTGGTAGCAACTTTAGGCGTAGCCTTAAGCTTGGTATCAGATTTGATTTTAGTTGCTGACATATTGTCTGCAACGTATTCCTCGCCAAGATAAAGAGCGAGATCAAGAATTGGCTCGTCTTTATCGTCGAAGAGGATTTCACCTCGACGATTTCGTCGTGGTGTCCACTCGCCAACAACGTTAGTTGTTAAGAGTTGGTTCATAAGTTGAGTGTACTCAGCTTGTGAACTTGCACCACGAATGGCGTCAGACATTTCTTGTGTGCACAAGAGCTTGAATTCTTCTTCAGAAGAATTAAATGCTCTTATAAGCAATCGAACTTCGTCTTTCTCGAAGTTGCTATTGCTCCAAAGTTCGACAGAACCTTTGTCGCCTAATAAGGCGTTAAGAACACCAAGCTTGGTTGTTCTTGTAGTAACGTTTACGTTACTTTGAAATTTAACGATAGGTAATTTCATAATAATTAAATTTAATTTATTAAATTTGATGTGGGGGATATCCCCACTTTTTAATTTTGTGTGGGGTTTTGTATTGGAAGTGGACTTAATCAGCAGACATATAATCCTTTTCCTAATTTTGAAAAAAAAATTTTTTTTAATTTTCCAGAAAATCAAGGGTTTAGCTTCAGCGATAAAAAAAATATTTTTCTGGCCCAGAAAAAGTTTCTACCTTTGGTGGGTGGGTGGGTTTGTTCTTAATGTATTTACCAACTTTTCTTTCTTCCTTTATATAGAAAATACAGATAATGTAGGAATATTTGAGTATAATATAGCAATTGAATTAAAAAAAATATTGTTAATTCATTTTATGTTTATATCTTTGTACAAACTAAATTATGGAACCAGTGATAATTCAGAAATTAAAACTGTCCTCAGAGGATAAGTATAAACAGGCTGAGAAATACTATGCTGTTCTTTCAGCTATTAATAATTTACATTTGACAGAGCGAGAACTTCAGCTCATTGCTTTTACAGCTATTCATGGTAATATGTCATATGCTTATATTAGGGAAGAATTTTGTGCTAAATATAAGACTACCAATCCTACGATTAATAATATTATTTCTAAGTTGAAAAAAATGGGTGTCCTTGTTAAGGAGGCTGGAAAGATTAAGGTGAATCCTGTTATTGTTCTGGATTTTGAAAAAGAAATAAGGCTGGCAATAACATTAAACATCAAGGAAAATGAAGCCAGCTAGTATGACATTGAAGGAATATTTACAGAAGAGACTATCAGTCTCTTTAGTTGTTCCTGAAAGAATTATTGATTCAGTGATAACACATCAGTTTGATAGTGCCAATGATGCTCTTAATACTAACAAGAGTATTGAAATCTCTGGATTTGGAAAGTTTTATTTTAATGAGAAGAGAGCTGTCAAGTTGATGGATAAATATTTGAGCCAAAAGGAAGTTTTTACAAGAATTCTTTTGGATGAAACTATATCTCCTCAAAGAAAGAGAGGAATGGAAATGAAATTGGAACAGAATGCTGTTAATATAAAAATGTTAAAACCAAAAATAAATGGATCTGTCTAAGATATATGAAGGATGGAAAAACAATTATTTTCCTCCAGAAGAATTAAAAGAAGTGATAGCTTCAGCACAGGGATTTCGTTTAGAGATTTGTAAAACATGCCCTGAACATTCAGCGAATAAAAAGGAAGCTTCTATAAGATGGGATGATCATTGTACAAATTGTGGATGCACCCTGTCTGCCAAAACAGCTTGTTTAACTTGTGAGTGTCCATTAAAAAAATGGGTAGCAGTGTTGACAGATGAACAACAAAAAGAAATTTTAAATCCAAAGAGATGAAAAATAAATTAAACGTTAATACATTGAGAAAGATTCCTCTCAAAGTGTTTATAGATACACTGATTGATATATACAATAGTGGAGTGGATTATATTGATATTGTTGGTAAAAATAGTCCTACTAACAAGAAGGATATTATCAATATTAGGGTGAGACCAGAATATAAAACACAGGATATTGTTGAATATAATTATTATGATGGTGAGGATGAGGATGTTGAAGAGAAACCTTTCTCTGATAAAGACATTTCAGATTTAATATAAATGAAGATGAATAAACCAAACTACCCTAGTAAGATTCTAAAAGTTTTAGAACAACTAAAAAGAGATTTTCCTCATTGTAATTTAGGAAGACATTTAGCAACAGCTCTTGATGAACAAGATTTGTGGAGCCTTTCAGATAAGGACATGTTTAATTATTTAGATGAATATGCTTCAGAGTTGTCAATGGACAAGCCACATGAAGATGAGGAGTTGGATAATATTATAAAGGGTGGAATGAATTTAACCTCCCTCATCTATGATGATGAAGATGAGGACGAACAAGAATAAAAATGGCAGTAACAAAAACTACATATGTAAATGCAGAACTTGATTGGGCTGAGACACAATTAACCAGCTGGAAAAATTATGTTGATGCAAATCCTTTACATGAAATGAAGGATAGAGTTGAATATAAGGAGACTAGGGCAGGAGGAGTAATGCCAATGATTGTGGCTACAATTGAAGCTCAAGGAAAATTTGTTCAAGAGACAATGAAAAACTATTTGGCTCTTCTTGAACAAGTTGAAAAGCTCAGGGAAAAAGAAGAGAATAAAAAAGTTGCTGTGAGGGGGGATGTTCAACTAGGAAGCATGGCTGATGAGTTTTTAACAAGAAGAAAATAACATGAAATTACTTCACGTAGACTATAAAGATTGGTTTATAAACCAAAAAAGAATTCCTGATGAGAGTTCAGAGGAGTATAAATCCTTCTTTAATTTTCATAAGGAAATTTGCATTAATGGATGTATGATGGATGATGTTTACATTAATCCATTTCTTTATTGGCATTTAAACTTCTGGAATACTGAGGTGGATATTATAGATGATTATGGGAGAATTAATCAAAAGTATGCTAACCCTTTGCTTAGAGATAATGAATGGTTGGTTACTAATGAAATAGATAGGGCACATAAAGAAAAGAAAGGGCTTGTTATTCTTGGGATTAGACGTTTTGCCAAGTCAGTGATAGAAGCTAGTTATATTGGACAAGGAGCTACATTTGATGAAAACTCACAGAATGTTATTGCAGGATTGAATAGTCCTGATATTAAATTAATTACAGATAAGATTGACAAGGGATTAAACTTCCTTCCTAAAGCATGGAGATGGCAAAGAGTTGAAGACAACTGGAAAAGTCAAGTGACATTAGGAATTAAAACCAAGGCAGGAGAGAGAATCCCATTCTCTCAGATTCTTATACGTAACTTAGATGGGGGTGCCAATGAAGAAGCTATTGCAGGTACCAAACCTAGAAGGTTGATTATTGACGAAATTGGTAAAGGAAGTTTTATTAGAGGACTTCAAGCTGCTATTCCTGGATTTACAACACCATATGGTTGGGGATGTTCTCCAATCTTGACAGGAACTGGTGGTGACATGAAAATGTTCATGGATGCCAAGAGTCTTATGTTTGATGTAGAGAATTTTAACTTCCTTGAATATCAAAATGCAAAAGATGAGAAAAGAATACATGGATTATTCATCTCTCATAAATATAGAATGGAAGCCAAAGAGGAATCTTCTCTAGGAGCTTTCCTTGAAAAACCTGAAGGTTCTTCTCTTTACCAGATTCCAATGTTGGTTGGAAATGAAGAACTTGCCACAGAAATCACAAATGGAAATTTAGAAAGGCTTAAAAAAGCAGGAGATAGAGTTGCCTATTTAAAAGAGAAAATGTATTATCCACAAGAGGTGGATGATATTTTCTTGAATGAAGATACAAACATATTTGATATAGAAGGAGCTAAACGTCAGAAAGCCAGATTGTTAGCAGCTGAAAGAACAGGGACTCCTGTTATTTTATATGATGATGGTGATGGTGTTAAACACCAGTTTACAGACAAACTACCAATATCAAATTTTCCATTAAAAGCTATTGACAACAAAGAAGCACCAGTAGTAATATATGAGTTTCCAATGGAAGCTCCACCATGGGGACTTTATGTTGCAGGGATTGACCCTTATAGACAAGGTAAATCTGCATATAGTTCTTCCTTGGGATCTGTATACATTTATAAAAGAATGCACAGTATTACAGGAGAGAAATACCAAGATATGTTTGTGGCAAGTTATTGTGCAAGACCAGATAAAAAAGAAACATGGGAAGAACAAGCAAGATATCTTATCAAATATTACAACGCAAGAGCTCTCTGCGAAAATGATGAGATTTCGTTCATCGACTACATGATATCAAAAGGAGATGCTCATTATCTCGAGCGTCAACCAGATTGGTTAAAAGAAATTGTTCCAAACACCACAGTAAGAAGGGATTATGGAATCCACAGGTCATCTGACAAGATTAGGGATTTCTTACATGGCTGTCTGAAGAAGTATACAGAGGAAGTTTTACTAGTGGACAAAGATGATAATGGTGAAGTTATACAACAGACTAAAGGAATGGTGAAGATATTTGATCCTGTTCTATTAGAGGAGATGATACAATATAATGAACTAGGTAACTTTGACAGGATTATAGCAGCTGAACTTGCTATAGCATTAGCTATGAAGATGGATCCTATAATGGGTAAGATTGGAGCTAAAGATGATATTAGGTTAACAGCAATGCATAAGAAAAGTAAAAACAAACTCTTCACAGAATCTAGAGGAATGTTTAATAATAAACAAACAAGAAATAAATTATTTACATAATGGCAATAATTAGATACACCAAAGATGCAACGATACGTTATGCATACTTAAACATCTTCCCAGATCAATTTAAAACTGAGAAGGAAAAAGAAGATGAAAGTTGGATTAAGAATACCATGGATTATTTTGCAAACAAAGCCTATGCTGAGTATATCAAGAATAGAGATACGTTTGTAAAAAATTATGATTTGATGAAAGGTATTCTTCGTATGGAAGATTTCTATCAAGATCCTGAGGTAAAGAGTTTTACAGATATTTTGACGCAAGACATTGCGTTGCCAGCCCACGTTCAGATGTATTCAATTTTGACAACTCCAGTAAATGAATTGGTGGGTGAAGTTTCAAAACGTCCAGACATGGTAAAGGTCAAAGCTTTCGATGACGATTCAAAAGCAGCAGAGTTGGAATTTAAAACTGAAACTTTACAAAATTTTATTACAGAACAAGCTCGTAAAAAAATCATTGAAAAAGCTGCAATGCAGGGACAAGAAATTCCTGATGAACAGCTTAATGAGATGACAATGGAACAAGTTCAAGAAGAATTGGATAGTTACACTTCCATTGCAGAAAAATGGGCCAATCATACTCTTATATGTGCTAAAGTTGAATTCAATTTAAAAGAACAAGGAGAAGATGCCTTCAGGGATTTATGTATTTCAAATAGAGAGTATTATCATTTATATGAAGACAATTCTAAAGTGGGATATAACGTGGAAGTGGCCAATCCAAAAAACACTTGGTTTTTAGGAACTCCAGATAGAAAGTATATTTCTGATCCTAGTGGAAGAGCTAGAGGAGCCTATGCTGCTGGTACTGTGCACGTTATGGAACTTTCAGAGATTATAGAAAGTATTCCAGATATTACTAAAGAAGAAATAGATCACTTAAGAAGTTCATTACAAGATTATGGTTTGATTAATGTTAGAGAATCTAACTTAGGAAACCCAAATGTTCCTGAAGGACAAGAGTCTATTCAATATGATACATATGATCCAGCTGTTCTACAAACAAGAATGATGATTGAATCAGAAATGAAAGAAAATAATGATGGATTACAAGACTTTCTTGGTCTTACATCTAATGTTTCTTCCTTTGGATACAAATATGTAGTAGTAAGAGCCTATTGGATTTCTAAAGTTAAGATAGGCAAAGTTATTTATTTGGATGATATGGGTAATCAACAATCAGTTATTGTGGATGAGACATATAAAGCTAAAACTATTCCTACAGAACAATCAGTAGAATGGGGATGGATTAATAGATGGTATCAAGGAATTAAAATTGGTCCAGATATTTATCATGTTAAACCTTACAAATTATTAAGTTATTGTCCTATTATAGGAATGGTTCATGAAATCAAAAATACTGAATCAAAATCTTTGGTAGATCTCATGAAACCTTTTCAAGCAATTTATAATGTTTGTATGAACCAATTGTGGAAACTTCTTGAAAAAGAAGTGGGAAAAGTACAATTGATGTCATTAAGACATATTCCTATTCCTAAAGATGGTGATGCCCAAGATGCTCTTGATATCTGGGAAATGGAAGCACGTAATAGGGGGGTTGTATTTATTGATGATAGTCCTGAGAATTTAAAATCTCCTAGTTCTTTCAATCAATTTACAGCTCTTGATTTAACAAGAACTCAAGAAATACAATCTCGTTATACATTGGCTCAACAAATTAAAGCAGAATGTTGGGAACTTATTGGTATGTCAAAACAAAGAATGGGAGATGTATCTGCCAGTGAATCAGCTACAGGTACTAACACAGCAATGCAAATGTCATATTCTCAAACAGAGCCAATGTTTGTTGCTCATGAATATGTTCAATTACAATTGTATCAAGCTATAATTGATGCTGCTCTTTATATTGAGAGTAGTAAACCTGAATCTACACAGTCATACGTTAATTCTGAGGGAACATCTGCATTTGTACAAGTGAATGGGTCAGAATTAAAATTTCGTGATTTAAAAGTCTTCCCTACAAATCGTCCTGAAGATACTAAAATGTTTGAAGATCTTAAAGCTCTTGCTCAACCATTGATGCAAAATGGTGGATCTATTTATGATGTTGTTGAATTGTATAGTACTAAGTCTCTTAGGGAAATGAAAAAAACATTTAAAGAACAAAGAGATGAACAAAGAGCACAACTACAAAAAGATTATGAGTTGAAACAACAACAACTTGAGCAACAACAAAAACAATCTGAAGCTGCTCTTGCACAAGCATTACAAATACATCAAGCAGATCAAGCTCATGAAGATTATCAAAATGAACTTGATAGAATTAATAGACTTGAGATTGCAAATATTAATGCTTTAGGTAGAAATGAAAATGCTACAGCAGATACAGATAACTCTGGTATTTCTGATGCATTAGAAATGACAAACCTTTCTATGCAACAAAATAAAGCTAAACAAGATTATAATGCCAAGTTAATGGATATACAATCTAAAAACTATCAAGCTGTTCAAAAATTAAAAGTTGAACAAGAAAAAATACAACTTGGTAGAGATAATATGGCTAATGATCTTGCGATAGCAAAGGAAAACGCTAAAGGAAGAAATAAGACTAACAAAAAAGGTTAATAAATAAGTCCTCCTAGGAGGACTAAAAAATATTAATGCTATATTATTTACAAAATCAAATCAATTAGAACATTAAAGCTTTGATAATTCAAACTCTTGTTATAATTTTACAGTAATAAAACCAACATAAATACAACTACATATGGCTAATGAATTAGATTCAATAGGAAACTTTAGTATTCAAGATACTATAGAAATGGGAATGGGCAATCCACAATTGATAAATGATCTATTTACTGATGAAGCATCTGCATCACCAGAAAGTATTACTCCTATTATTAAAGATGCTGATCCTCCTACACCTCCAGCTAAACCAGCTGTACCAGCAGGTAAAGAAATTGTACCACCAAAGAATGTTGATGGTTTAACAGATGATGAAAAGACTGATGGTCAATCACTTATATCAAACTTCTTAGGGGACAACACTGATGAAGATGATGAGGATGACATTATTATTCCTAAAACAACTACAACAAATACTACTGTAGATGAAGGTGGAAATGAAGAACCAACTGAATTTACAGCATTATCAAATGACTTATTCAAACTTGGTGTTTTTACTAAGGATGAAGATGAAGGAGATGTTGTAATCAAGTCACCTCAAGATTTCTTGGAAAGATTTCAAAATGAAAAGAAAAAAGGTGCTATTGAAATTGTAGATAATTTTATAGGACAGTTTGGTGAAGATTACCAGGAAGCGTTCGATGCCATATTTGTAAAAGGAGTTAATCCAAAAGATTACTTCACTGTATATAATAATGTTGTTTCATTTGCAGAACTAGATTTAACTAATGAATCTAATCAAGAAAAGGTTGTTAGACAAGCTTTATTAGATCAAGGATTTGAACCTGAAGATGTAGATACAGAAATAGAAAGATTTAAAAATTATGGCGATCTAGAAACAGTAGCCACAAAACATCACAAAGTTTTAGTTAAGAAGGAAGCTTCTAAACTACAAGCAATGGAACAAAAAGCTGAACAAGATTTACAGGCAAAAGCTGCACAAAAAAACAATTATGTAGCCAATGTACAAAACATTATTCAGGATAAATTAAAATTAAAAGAGTTTGATGGTATTCCTATCAATCCAAAATTAGCAGGTGAACTACAAGACTTCTTAATAGTAGATAAGTGGAAAACTCCATCTGGAGAAAATCTTACAGATTTTGACAGAGCTATTTTAGATATGAAGAGACCAGAAAATCATGAGATGAAAGTAAAGGTTGCTTTGTTGTTAAAAATTTTAGAGAAAGATCCAACACTATCAACTATTCAAAAGACAGGCTTGACAAAAAAATCTGATCAATTGTTTGGTGAAGTTGCAAGACAAGTAACTAAACAAAAATCAGCAACAGCCCCTGCTAAATCAACATCGTGGTTTTAACAACAATAAATAATTAACAACAAAAACTTATAAACAATGGCAATTCAAACAATTCCTGGGTTAACAGGCTTTAGTTACGCTCGTGTATCCTCTATGGACAAACGAGCAGTAGGTAAGCTTACAGACTCAAATCACTTGGAGTCTTTTCACTCCACAGAACCTGCTGACTATGATAAGAAAATCATAAGTCTCTACACGCAGAGCACATTGTATAGTAATGACTTCTTGGACATGATTAACAAGAGTACACCTTATTACATTGATAATAATAGTGATGCTTGGAAATGGCAAGTTGCAGTACCATACAAATTCCCAAAAATTATTGATATTCCTACCTTTACAACAGACATCTTAGCAGGTACTGGTAAAGTTGGTATTGATGGTCAAGAGTTTCAAGCAGTATTGGATACTAATGAATTCTCTAAAAATGCTATCATATCTGTTGGGTCTCGTCAATATGGTCCTCGCTGGTATGTAGTTAAAGATCCACTTCCATGGAATATGGGTTATCTTTACACATTTACTTTAGTTACAGACAATCCAACTATTGATTTTGTTTCCTCTACCTTTTTACAAATTGGTATTGAATTAGAATTGGTTGATGCTGCAATTGGAGAGTTTGATCAAGACTTATTGGGTCTTCCTAGATTGGGTGAACAAATCACTATGTTTGAATCTTTGGGTTCTGGATATGGATATGAGCACAAAATCACAGAATGGGCTGATGACAAAACAATGAAAGATGCTTCTGGATCTCCTTTGGATATTTTGGTGTATGCTCCTCAAAGACGTGGTCAACTTCCTTTAACTCGTAATGATGTTAAATGGGAACCATTTATTGAATTCTGGATGCGTAAATCTATGATTGAGCTGAAAGTTAAAAAAATGATTTGGGGTAGACCAGGTACAGTGAAAACTAATGGTTCTAAACAAGAAGTTAAACGTACTTCTGCAGGTGTATACCATAGAATGCGTGTTAATGGAAACACAGTACAATATAATCGTGGTGAATTCTCTGCTAACTTGATTCGTTCAGTATTTGGAGATTTATTCTACAGAAGAGTGGATGTAAAAGATAGACATGTAAAAATGTATACCAATGAATCTGGCTTTGATGTATTCCAACAAGCTTTGAAAAATGATGCACTTAATAGTGGATTAACATTCATGGCAGATTCTGGAAACAGATTTATGCAAGGTGAAGGACAACACATTACTTATAACTTTGCATTTGATGCAATGGTTACTAGAGAAACTGGACGTGTTGAACTTATCCACTTGAAAGAACTAGACTTACCACAATCTAACCTAGAGTTTGGACAAAACAAAAAATCTACTCCTGTATTTATGGTGTTTGATGTTTCTCCAATGTCTGATGGTTCAATGTTGAATAACATTCGTGAGGTAAGAATGAAAGGTGCTCCTTCTATGACTTGGGGGTATATCGATGGTACTCGTCATCACTTAGGTTTTGCTAAATCTCAAGGTATGAGTTCAGCAAACAAATTCCCTGGATATGAAATCTGGATGAAAGATAGATGTGATGTCTTTGTAGAAGATTTGTCAAGAACTGTGTTGATCGAGGAAATCCCACAATTCTAAAAATAACAGTAGTTGTTAAGCCTCTCGAAGAAGCTCACTAGAACAACTCATTTTTCTGAGAAAGATCCCCTCAACTCCTCTCCCTCCTAGAGGGGATTGATCTCAAAGCAGAGTGTTTGATATGGATAGTATCCATGATCTAGTTCCTTCGGTGGAACCACTCTACAAATTGCGTGGTAGAGCAGTTGGTAGCTCGTGAGACTCATAATCTCAAGGCCATGGGTTCGAGTCCCATTCACGCTACTAAGTATTAAACCAATTATTAAACAACTACATGTGAGTAAAAAAGAACAAATCCTAATCCTTATTAGTGAGGGAAAATCTGCAAAAGAAATTTCAACACTTTTAAATTGTAATACAGCTTTGATTTATTATTACACTAATCATAATAAAAATTTGATTAAATATAAAGAAAAAAGAAAAGATGAATTATTTAAGAAAAGTCAACAATTAAGTACAAATAAAATTAAACTTAGAAATAGAAGAATAGTTTTAGAATATTTACAAGAACATCCTTGTATAGATTGTGGAAACACAGATATTAGAGTACTAGAATTTGACCATGTAAGAGGAAATAAAATTGATTCTGTTTCTGTAGGTGTAAAAGATTCTTGGTCTGTTATTAAATTAATGAAAGAAATTGATAAATGTGAAATACGCTGTGCAAATTGTCATAAGATAGTTACAGATGAAAGAAGACAAATAAATAAAACCAATAATAACTAAATAATAATACAATGGGTAAATTAGGTAAGATCTCAACTATTAAACGTGAGTACAATAGCTCTCAGTTGCAGACAATGGAAAGTGGACTTTCTCAACATGGATTAACAAGAGTTCCAGGTACTGGAGTTTTTAAATATCCTTACAAAGAACTTGATGGTAAATATAGAACAGGGTTAGACCCAAATGCTTCTTATATTCTACGTATTAAAGATCAGACAGAAAGAGAACTAGAAATAGAAAGAGTAACCACTCTAAAAAACAAATTAGAAGCTGCTTTAGGTATTGATCTTGGTCCAAGATCTCCTTTCTGGAATTATAGCTTATCAACATCAACTTCTGATGAACTTCATGTTCAACCAGTAAAATTAATGGATGGAGATAATTATTTTGATCTAACTGCTACTTTTCAAGAAATTGCTTTCTCTTGGTTAAGAGTACATCCTACTATAGCAAGTTCTTATCAAGCTTGGGAAAGAGGAGATTTTCCAGCAGATACACAATTTTATGTTGTTGATGATGAAATTGAAAATGCAGTTATCTACAAGAAAAAACAATTGATAAACAAAGCTATCATTAAGTTTGATAGTATGTCACCTGACAAGAAAAAGAAAATTGCCAGACTCTTGGGTCTACCAGTAACAGAAGACACCAAAGAAGATGTTGTTTACAATCAAGTTGATAATTTGTTGAAACAAACTGAGTTTAAAAATGGTAAGCATGCAGGATTAAGTCCTATCGCTATTTTTAATTCTTTTGCTGAAATGAAAGAAAATTTACTCCATATTAAAGATATAGTAAAACAAGCTACAGCTCATTCAATTTATAGAATTAAACCTAATGGTAAAGTTTATGAAGGAGAATTTGAAATAGCAAAAGATGAAGAAGATTTAGTTAAATTCTTGGCTGATGATGATAATCAAGATGAATTGTTAACATTAGAAGGAAAATTAAAAATGAAAAAACTAGCCTCTGTATAAGAGGTTAGTTTTAAAAAATAAAGCTTATGATACCAGTAGATAGTTTATTGTACAAAATAGATCAAAAATTAAATAAGCTATCAACTAATGCACACCAACAAATTCAATTAGAGGATAAAATCTTAGCTTTAAATGAAGCACAGATAAAGCTGATAAAACAAAAAGTTGATGGTATTAGTGTAGTGAGTGGAATGGGCATGGATGCTTTTAAAAAGAGATATGAAGATTTGCAAAGTCTTGTGGTTAATTATAATCATCAACCTTTAGATCTCAAGGAAACTGATCCATTAATAAATCAATGGTCTGCAAATATACACCAGCTTGATCCTGAGTATATGTTTTATGTAGATTCATACATCTTGGCTGATAAAGGAAGATGTAAAGCAAGAAAGATTTGGATAAATAAAGATCTTGCAAAACATGGTGATTTATCATTGTTGTTAAATAACAATCATTATAAACCAAGTTTTGAGTATCAAGAAACATTTAACTTTTTATCTTCTGATGAAATTAGTGTTTTTACTGATGGAACATTTACCCCTAGTAAAATACACATAATGTATATGAGATATCCAATTTATATTGATAAAGAAGGATATATCAAATTTGATGGAACAGAATCCAAAAATCAAGACTGTGAGCTTGAAACTTATCTAGAGGATGAATTACTAGATTTAACTGTTCAAAACCTGGCAATGTATATTGAAAATGTTTCAGCTGTACAGAATGCCCAATACAGAATTCAAACAAATGAATAATTTATATTAACAATTAAAACAAAAACAAAAAAATGGCTGATTTCTCATTAACCACTGTCTTTGTGGTTCCAGTAGGACAAACTGCGCTTCCTAGCTCTGGCTCCACACAAAACCTAACTGCTGGTCAGTTTGGTATTTTCAAGAACGACTACACTCTTGCCACTGCTGGCAACATTGCAGCTGCTCCTTATTTCTATCTTGCTCAAGGTAGAGCTAACACTTTCTTACAAGGATCCAAAAGATCTGACAAAATTAAAGGATGTGCTACAGCAAATTGCTCTTCTAATGTAACTGAATGGTATAAAGTAACTGGTTGTGCTACTCCTGCAACGCAAATTACAGATGTTTCTGATTTTGCTGTAACTTGTGGAGAAGTTTTGACTTTGACTCTTAGAGCCCATTCTAGCTATATTGATACATTGTATTTCAATGGATTCACACGCTCTGTAACTGTTCAAGCACCTTGTTGTGATTGTGGTGGTGGAGATCCTTGTACTACTGTTGATACAAGTGCATTGATTGATCAATTGATTACAAAATTAACACAAAATGTAAAAGGAACTAATCCAGATAACATTGGATTCAGTACTTTCTATAACTTTGAAAATGTTGGTGGGACCATCCTTCGTATTTCAGCTAAACCATTGACAAAATATGGACAACCATGTGATGTTGCTGCTTTCCCTTTTGAATATGACAGAATGTATTTCAGAACTTTTGTTTACAGTGGACCAGCTACTACTGCTGACTTTATTGTAGCAGACAACTGTAACATTGTTGCTAATGCTGTAATTACTCAACGTTCTTCTTATGCTACAGGTACTTCTGAAGAAATTGCTCAACTAGAGAAAAACTTCTATAGCTATCAAGCAGGGTATTTAAAACACCTTTACAAAATGGCTGGATATAATGAGAATTTTGAAACCTATGTAAATAGTGGTTCAAATTACACTACTTATTATATCAAGTTCAATGAGATTGACAAAACTGCACAAAACTGGAATGCAAATCTAGCTACAGATAGTTCTGTAATAGTTGCTGTTGTTACAGGATCTGCAGTTGCCACTGAAATAGAAGGTGTTCTTGAAGCTGCTCTTGGTACTGTTGTAGACAATAATGCTTGCATTACTACTACTACAACTACTACTGGTGTTCCTCCAACAACTACCACTACTACTTCTACACTGATTCCTTAAGAAGAAACTGAATTAATATAACCTATGCCAGAGGATAAAGGGATTATTTCTCTGATCCTCTGGCATTTTTATTATAAATAATATGCCAACATTAAAATTAGACTTTGTTGTTATACCAACAAATACTATTAATACACTTGCATTACAAGATAACTCTACTTATCCTGATGATCCTCCAGTAGTATCTGCTCCTACAATAGAAATAACAGTACCAGCTTTTAGTACAGTTAGTTTACCTTTTGTAGTGGAAGGATATAATGGATTTAATTCAGGTTCATTAGGGATAACTGCAGTGGGTGTATATGAACCTTTACCAGATGGTATATATCATTTTAAATATTCTATTGCACCTGCATATGAAAATTATGTTGAAAAGTCCTTCCTTCGTACAGATGCACTGCAGATGAGGTTTGATGAGGCTTTCATGACTTTAGATATGATGGAGTGTGATATGGCTATTAAAAAACAATCATTTGTAGATTTGATGTCTATTTATTTCTTTATACAGGGTGCTATTGCAGCAGCAAATAACTGTGCAGAAGTTGAAGCAATTAAATTATATAAACAAGCTGATAGAATGTTAACCACATTTATTAATCATGATTGTGGTTGTTCTGGAACTAACTATTTAAATTAAAAAATTATGTCATCTGGTATTTATAAAATAACTAATATTGTAAATAATAAATTTTACATAGGTAGTAGTACTAGATTATCTGCAAGAAAAGCAGAACATAAATATAGAACTAAAACGCACAAAGGAAATTCAGCAATAAGAAGTGCTATAATAAAATATGGAGAAGATAATTTTATCTTTTCTGTTTTAGAAGAATTTGAATTTGGACTATGGGCTAGTAAAGAATATATTAATGATATTTTATCTTCTAGAGAACAATATTATATTGATATTTTAATGCCTGACTATAATATTAGAAGACAAGATGTAACTAGATCAACAGGGGTTTGTTCTCAAAAACAAAAAGAACATTTAAATAAAATAGCTAAACTTCCTAGAGATAGATCTTCTTATAAAAAACCAATTATTCAAAAAGATAAAAATGGAAATTTTTTAAAAGAATTCAGATGTGCAAAAGATGCAGAAAAAGAATTAAATTTGTATAAAGGTTCTGTATCTAGAGTTTTATCTAAAGAATATAAACATACTAAAAACTATTATTTTGAACTTAAATATATATAAAAATGTCAGCAACATGTAAAAACTGTGGAGCGCAAGTGGGTTGTGGGTGTCAATTAAAAAATGGACTTTGTACATATTGTCAAGGTAAATTATCAACAGCTGTAAATACAAACAATAATGTTGTTTCCCAAACTAACTAATAGTCCACAATGTGCAGAAATTCCTGCATTATTAGAGAATATAGACTGTGCACTTGCTAAACTATCTATTGAGTTGTATAACAATACAATATATATGTTTAATAAGCGTGTAGATAGTTATTCTATATTTGCTCTTTTGGAATATAAAAAAATATTGACAATTAAATATTGTGAGCCAGATTATCTTTCTTGTTTTACAATACCAATGATAGCAAGTAAAGTTAAAAAACTTTCTTTAAATTGTAAGAGTAAGTGTGTTGAACAAATAATTTTGACCACTACAACTACTACAACTGTAGCTCCTACGACTACAACTACAACAACAGTAGTACCAACTACCACTACAACTACAACATCTAATTGTATATCTTGGATATACAATGTATCTTTGTATCTTTGTGAGGATTGTTCTGCTACAGGAGGAGGAAGCATGAATAACTTTGAACCATTAACAATTGGTAAATGGTATAATTATAATGGATTTAAAATGCAAGTTAATTCATTAATAACTTGTTCTGCAGGAGACCCTGTTGAAACTATATTAGATTCAAGTGGAACTAATACTTGTGGAGAATTAGTGTGCCCTCCAACAACGACAACAACAACAACAATAATTTAAAAAATCAATAATATGTCATGTACTAATTGCTTTAATGGTTGTGTAGAAACAACAAGCGATAAATGTGTAAAATATACTGGAATAGATATTCCATTATTAGGAATAAGTAATGGAGATACTTTAATCAGTGTTGAAGCAAATATTACTACTTATTTATTATCTGCACTAAATGGAACAGGAATAGTTCCTTATATCAACCCAGCATCATTATGTGCCCTTGTATCAAGTTATTTACCTGGTAGTGGCACTGTAACATTAATTAATATAATTGATGCCTTAATTAAGTCTATTTGCGATTTACAAACTCAAGTGAGTGGAAATACTTCTACTTTGAATGTTTTAAATGCAAATTATACAATTGGATGTTTGACAGGAGTTACAGCTTCCTCAGATACTCATGATATTCTTCAGGCAACAATAACTAAAGTTTGCTCAGTTAGTTCTGCTCTTACAGCTCTTGCTTTAGATGTAGTTACTAATTATGTTGCAATTGCAGATATCGACACATATATTCAAGCCTATTTAGATTCTATTGGTGGTGGAGGAGGTTCTCCAACTACACTAATGAAAGATAAAATGGTTCCTTACACTGTTGTAGAATATTATGGTTCATTAACTAATTTTGATGGTTCTGGTAAAGGAACTGGAGATTGGGATAAAATCTATCTTTGTAATGGTAGTAATGGTACTCCTGATAAAAGAGGTAGAGTTGGTGTTGGAGTGACAGATGGTTCTATGTTGGGACTTACAATGTCTCCTTCTGTTAACCCTTCTACTCCAGGAAATCCAAACTATTCTTTGAATGCTCCTTTTGGCAGTAACACTGTTACATTAACAAGTGCAGCTCAAATTCCATCACACACACATAATCCTACAGTAATATTAACAGATCCTGGTCATACCCATACTACTGAAATAGGTGGATATAGTGATGCAAACACTTCAGGAACTTCTTATACTTGGGTTCAGAAAGGAACAGGAGTTTATCTCCCTTCTTCTTCATCTCCTACAGGTATTACAGTGGCAGTCACTAATGGATACACAGGAGGAACAGAGTCTCATGCAAACATTCAGCCTAGCCTTGGTTGTTATTACATAATGTATATCCCATAAAAAACCAATTTATGAGTTGTCAAGATCCTTGCTCAAATAAAACATCATCTGATGATGTATCTTATGTTGGCCCAAATTTACCAGGTACAGGAATTCAAACTTGTAATGATCTTACTTTGGCTATACAGAAATTAGATAATAAAATTATTCAATTACAGAATGAAATATATCGCACAACAACAACCACAACTACAACTCTAACACCACCTACTACTACAACTACTACAACAATAACACCTACAACCACAACTACTACTAGTTCTACAACAACTACTACTAGTTCAACCACTACAACAACTACAAGTTCAACCACCACCACTACAACTACAATGGCTCCAATGACATGTAAAACATTTACATTATTGACCACTGAGAACAGTGCAAGTTGGTTAGCAGAAGATTGTTTAGGTAATGTAGTTGGAGGTATGATTTTACTAGCAGGTACTACAGTGGTAACAGGTTGTATTTGGAATAATACATTAGAATTATATGGTATGACAATCATATCACAAACAGAATGTTAAAAATAAACCAATGACAGCAGTAATAACATTAACTTTAGCAGGAGCAGATACAGGACCATTTAATTTGTATTCAAATGTAGATGGTTATATATCTGCTTTTGCAAATAATATAACAAGAGACCAATTACTTGCAGGATATGCAACAGATGCTTTACCAGATTTTACAACTATAGTAAAAATTAAATCTATTGGAGAATGTCTGAATTCTGTTAATGTAATTGTTCCTCCTCAATCTTGCTACAATTTTCTTCCTGTAGATTCCTATTATTTGCTTAGTAATATTTCTAAAGCTGATACTGGATATTTCTATGGGTATTTCCCAGATGGGTATGTAGAAAATGATATTCCTACTACATTCAAAAATTTAATCAAGCTTAATCCAGATCTTACTATAGATACAAATTTTAATGTAGGAGTTGGGTTTGATGAAATATTGTACACAGGATCTTCTATTCTTGAACAGCCAGATGGTAAAATTGTAGTGACAGGTACTTTCTTGACATATCAGGGGGTAACTAAAAACAGAATAGTTAGACTCAACACTGATGCTAGTATTGATGCTACATTTGTTACTGGTACAGGATTTGATGGATTTACACAAAAGCCAGGGATTGATTCTAATGGCTCAATTATAGTTACAGGGATATTCAATAATTACAATGGTACTTCTAGTCCTAGAATAGCTAGATTACTTTCAGATGGAACATTAGATCCTAGTTTTGTTATTGGATCAGGATTTAATAATACCACTACAGATGTTTTAGTTAATCCAGACAATTCAATGTTTGTTCTTGGATACTTTGATACATACAATGGTGTACCAGTATCTCCTGGAATAGTTAAATTATTGGAAGATGGTTCTATAGATCCTTCTTTTAATGCAGGTACAGGAATTAGTCCTTATTCTCCAAACAATGCAAATTATTTTATGAGAATTCCTGGAGAAACATCCTTTTATGTAGGAGGATATCTCACTGACTATAATGGCACCACTATATCAGGTATTATTAAATTAAATATGGATGGTACTGTTGACACATCTTTTAACTCAGGTACAGGATTTGATTCTTTTCCTTTGTACAATATGCTAGTTATATGGGGGGATAAGCTTTTAATTGAAGGATATTTCTTAGATTATAATGGAACTCCTACTAATTATGCAATTATTCTTAATGCAGATGGTACAGTGTATTATACTTTTGATCTAGTATATGTGAGCCCTATTGTAATTGGTAACAATCTTTTTGCAGCAGAGTATAGTGATTGTTTAAAATTATTACATACATTTACACCAAGTACAACAACTACCACTACTACTACAGTAATATTAGATTGTACAATAGATGGAACAGCTATAATTCAACTAATACCTACAACTACAACAACTACTACATTACCAGTATCATATGCTGTAAATGTAACAACAGATAGTTGGGTTGATAATGCATCAGCATGTTCTAGTTATTTAACAATAGACTTAGACTTACATAGTCCTGATAGTGTAATTACTCCTGGTAGTACAATATTATATACTGATATGGCTCTAACAACCCCTTATACTGGATTAGGTTTATATCACATAACATCATATGGAGGAATAGTGTCTATAGTAATTGAAGCAACAGGATTAGTAACAGAATATGGAACACCATGTTAATCATAATTTAAAAAATAAAAAATGACAGTATTAATAACATTAACAGCAGCAGGAACAGACTCAGGTCCTTTTAATCTATATTCAAATTTAGATGGATATATCACTGCTTTTGAAACAGGGGTAAGTAAAGCTTCTTTATTAGGTGGGTATACTTCTGTAGTGGTGCCTGATTACACAACATCAATAAGAGTAAAATCTACAGGAGATTGTGTTAATTATATAGACATTGTACTAGTAGGACTCACTACAACTACAACAACTACAGTGGCTCCTACAACTACCACTACAACAACAGCTGAACCAACTACAACAACTACAACTACAGAAACACCTACAACAACAACTACCACTACAGCAGCACCAATTTCACAGGATATTTTATTAGGATATAGTGGTGCAGATAGTGCAACATCTTGTACTAATATTGCAACACCTGTAACAAAATATATTCCATATGGACAAGATTGGATGGTAGTAACTTTCTTATATGAAAATGCTTCTCCAGACACAACACCAGCTATTCCTGGTTATTACTCAGATGGTGCTAAATGGTACTTCTGGGATGGAGCTACATTCTCATCTACAGGATTCTGTTAAAAATAATAAAAAATCATAGTTTATTGGTTTTCTGTGTTTTTTCTCCTCAAGTTTATTCTTGGGGAGTTTTTGTTTTAACTAGATTGATTATCAGTAATAACCATTCTAGTTAAATATATTTGGTATATATAAAAATAATTTTTTATCTTTACCATATTTTTTAATTAATAAATGTAACTATGAGTCACAATCAGAATTTATTACAGGAATTAGAAGAATTGTTGAGTAGAAAAAGAAGTAAAAAATTCTATGCTGAGAAGCTAGGAATAAGTGAAGAAGAAGTTAATCTTCTTTTAAAAGAGTTAAGAAACAAAGAGGAAGAAATACCTTTAACATATCCTTCTCCAACTGGAGAAATAAGAAAAGTAAATTTAGAAAAAGGTACAATTGAAAGTAGAATTTCAACAACCTTTGAACCAAAGAATGACATTGAATTAGCAGCATTACACAAAATAGACTTAAGTAAATATGTTATTACAAATTACTGGTCTAAACTACAACCCAATGGAAGTTTCACTTCCTCAGTTTTTTCAAAAAGAAAACAACCAGAAGATTATTCAATTGAAGATTTTAAAAAGTTTTTAGAGGGATTTACCCCTAAAACTATTACAATCACAAAAGTAAGTACAGACTTTGATAAAGATTTTGTTGATATTGAATTATCACTCTCTGATTATCATCTAGCAAAAAAACATATTGATGGGGATAATGACCCACAAACAAGAACTTCCAGATACTACAACACAGCTGTAAGTCTTATTAAAAAAACTAGAGCTATCTATAATTTAGATACAATAGTTTTCCCAATATCAAATGACTTCTTTCATACAGATAATATACAAAATCAAACTACAAATGGTACTCCACAAGATACAATTCTTGAATATCATTCTGAATATGAATTAGGATTTGCTTTACTAGTAGATACTATCAATATGTTAAGAGGTAATGGTAATAATGTAAAAGTAGTTTTAGTACAGGGAAATCATGACAGAACTAAATCTTTTTATTTAGCTCATGCACTTGAGGTTTATTTTAAAGATGCTTTTGATGTTGAATTTATTAGAGAACACTCAACTATAAAAGGAGTAACATTGGGAAATACATTTATAGGGTGGCATCATGGAAATTGCAAAATAGATGACCTCCCTTTATTATTTGCTACAAGCCCTAAATATAGTTCTATGTTTGGTGATGCAATGTACAGGGAAGTTCATACAGGAGATAAACATCACTATATGGCTAAAGAAGTCAAAGGAGTAAGAATACAACAAATGCCTAGCTTATCTGGAACAGATAAATGGCATTCAGATAATAATTTTGTAAATAGTGTACGAGCAGCTCTAGTTTTAGTATATGATAAAATAACAGGAAAAACTGCAGAGTTTGAGTCTCGTTTATAAATAAATTGTAAAATGGCAATATTAAGAAAATTAGTAAGTGATGTAAGAAGTGTACATAAGTTACTAAGCACAGATAGTCTTATCACAGATAGAGTAATAGCTTCTGAGGTGAGAAATAACTCTTTGTTATTAATTAAGAGAGAGACAAATCTTAGAAAACTTTGGGCAACTGATACATTGTTTACAACTATCCCTTGTTTAGAGATGAAGGAAGTTTCAATTTCTGAATGTTGTAGTTATACAGATCCTTGTACTATAGCTAGAACAAAATTTAAACTTCCTCGTATATCAGAAGGTAATTACCAATATGTTATACAGGGTGTTTATTCTATTAATGCTATGGGGGGAAAGGGTAAAAAACTAAAAGAAATATCCATTAACAGATATTTAAATCTTTTAAAACTACCTGTCATTAAAAAAGAAGAATATTTTTGGATATCTGATGGTTATCTTTATGTTACAAATCCATATGTACAAGCTATTAGATTTGTAGCCTTTTTTGAAGAAGATGTACCAAATGATATTATGTATCCTGAATGTGGTTGTGGAGATACAGAATATACACAGGATCAACTTTGTAAAAATCCTTTAGATAAAGAGTTTGCACTCCCAGGTTATTTAGAAAAACAAGTGTTGGATCTCACATCACAAAAACTTCTTCAAACATATTTCAATTTAAAAACAGATATTTCACAAGAAGGATTAGATGGTCAAGCCCCTAATTCCCCAAAATAATAATATATGCGAACTAAGATTGATTGGAGGAGTGCAAGTAAGGAGAATTATGGGAGATTTTGTAAGAAATATCCAACTATAATTATCTCATTTGATGAATGGAGAAATATTATCTATTCTTATAATGAACTCTTTAAAGAGTATATACTAGAAACAGGAGAAAAAGTAAAAATGCCTTTTGGATTTGGTGAGTTTTCCATAAACAAAAAGAAGTGTAAAAGAATTAATACAGTTGCTGGAGGTAAACAATATATAAATCTTCCTGTAGACTGGAAAAAAACTAAAGAAAAAGGCAAAATAATTTATAATTTTAACTATCACACAGAGGGATTTTTCTTTGGGTGGTATTGGTTTAAAAAATCAGCAAGATTTAAACATTCAGATTTGTGGTATTTTAAACCAGCTAGAACAACTTCTAGACTTTTATCTCATTACTTAACAACTAATGAAAAGTATCAACATTTATATTCAGAATGGAAAAAATAAACAATCATGTCATACTACTTTAAATATAATTTTGTTTCACCTGAGCCTGTATATGCCACTGTAAAAGAAGAATTAAAATCTTACTTTGACACAGGAGCTGTAGATGATCTTCTATTTCCTACATTTTTAGATAAAGCTCTAAAGAAATTAGGAAGAACAACCTATGTTATTTCCTCAGAAATCTTAACAATAGAAGACTTTCAATCTAGACTTCCTGATAATTTCTATGCTGTAAGAGAAGCATGGTTATGTACAGAGTTTCCTTTACTTCCATACCAAAGTGCTAATTCTTTTTATTCACAAGCTGTCACTGCTACAACAATTCAAGTGTCTCCTTTGACAACAGATTGTGTACCAGAACCTAGTCCTTGTTGTGGTAATGTAGGATGTGATGGTTCTTGTATGCCAGAGCTTATTCAAACTGTATATAAAACTAATGGAGAAATAGCTAGAAAGTTTAAAAGAGAATATCTTTTAAAACCAGGTAATATATCAGTGCAAAAGCATTGTGATCTTTCTTACACAGGAACTTGGCATTCAGTGAATACACCAGGATCTTCTGCTATAGACTCTTTTGATATTAGAGACAATAAATTTGTAACTAATTTTAGACAAGGATATGTACAATTGTTATTCTATGCTGAAGAGTATGATGAAATTGGAAATCAATTGATTCCAGATAACTATCGTATCAAAGAGTATATTGAAGCATATATTAAATTCAAAGTGTTTGAGATGTTAACTAATCAAACCAATGATGAAACATTTAATCAGCTTCAACAAAAACTGATGTATCACAAACAACTATATGAGGAAGCATTTATTATGGCTTCTATAGAAGTGAAGAAACAAGATGTATACACTAAGCAAAGAAGAATTATAAATGATCTTCATAGGCATGATATGTATTTGTTGCCAAATCGTAATAATAGTTCTAGAAGAAGACGTAATAATTAATAACCATGGCTGAAGAAACAGGTAATGTAAAACAAGAGTTTACAAATGCAACTATAGGTTTAAATCAAGATCAAACTTTAAATCAAATTAAACAAGGTACATTAACTTATGCCTTGAATGCTGCTTTGGAAAATTTTGACTCTAGTTCTGTTAATTATCAAAATGAACAAGGTAATGAATTTTGTGTAAGTTTTCCAGAAGGATTTGCACTTATAGGACATCATTTCATTATTGAACAAAATAAACATTTATTCTTTTTGACAAATCCACTCACTGGAGATTGTCAACTAGGACACATGGATAACAATGATTGTGTATATAGAATATATATTGATGACCCTTGTTTAGGTTGGAAAGTAAATAGTCCTATTCATAAAATTGTTCATAAGATAACTAACTGTAATACAGAGATTTACTGGCCTGATAATGTAGGTAGAAGATATCTTGATATTGATAATATTCCTAGAAGATTAGATTTAAATAGTACTCTTTGTGATCCATTATATAATACTGATCTTTTGGTAGATTGTAATAAACTTTTATTACAGCCTAACTTTAGTATACCTGATATTTCTGTTGTTGATGTAATTAGTGGTGGGGATAATACTTCAGGAACTGTTCAGTTTGCTGTACAGTATTCTGATGCTAGTGGTAACCCTTACACTTCTTATTATTCAATAACTAATCCTACACCAATTGCCAATAAACAATTAACTACAAATAACTTTAATGATCCTGTAGGTAAATCAGTTGTTGTTAATGTTTCCAATCTTGATGTATCAGGACAGTTTGCTTATTTCAATTTAGCTGTTATAAAAACAATAAACAATATTCCTTCTGTTGAGTTAGTGGGAACATATTATATTGAAGATTACTTCAGAAAAATTACATACACTGGTCAACAAAAAACAAATGTAAAATTATCTATTAATGATATATTTGAAAAGTTTCCTTACTATGATTTGGCTGATGATATTACAGCAGTACAAGATGTTTTAGTATGGAAAGGGCTTACAACCATAGATAGAATAAACTATCAATCAATTGCTTCCCAAATAAAGTTGCAATGGCAGACATATAAAATACCTGCTAATGAAGATTATTCAAATGAGTTAAATGCTACAAATCTTAGAGGATACTTAAGAGATGAGGTATATGCTCTTGAAATTGCTTTTTTATTAAATAATGGTAAACAAACAGATGGTTTTCATATTCCTGGTAGAGAGAAAAATTTTAATGAAATATCTAAAGATGATGTTCCTAATACAAATACTGACTTTGTAGGTAGTGGAACATCTGCACCTTATTGGAAAATATATAATACTGCTACTGTTATAGGAGATGCTGATGGAGACCCTATTGGTACTGCCACTCCATATAAATATGGAGACTTTGCTTATTGGGAATCAGAAGAAGAATATTCTTGTAATGATGATATATGGGGGTCTCTTGCTGGTCAAAAAATTAGACATCACAAGTTTCCTGATGTATTGGTATCTCCTATTATGGAAGGGGCTACTTTTATAGATTCTGGAAGTATGACTATCCAACGTGATGCTATATTTCCTATTGGAATAAAGATTGATGATGAGCAAATAAAAACATTGATTGAAACCTCATCACTTACACAAGCTCAAAAGGATGCTATCATAGGATTTAAAATATTAAGAGGAAACAGAGCAACAAACAAATCAATTGTTGCAAAAGGTATATTAAGAAATGTAGGTAAGTATGAAAAAGATTTTCAAACTTATTACTACCCTAATTACCCTTACAATGATATATCTGCAGATGAATTTCTTTTGGATAAAAGCAATTCTTATACAGATCAAGAGAGAGCATGGCTTATTCAATGTCAAGAAGATGGAGAATATGAGTATACAAATAATGTAACAGGAACTCTAATTAAAGGAAATAAAATGGAAAAAGACAAAAGCTATGAGTTTATGTCTTTAACCAGGCCATTTATAAAAAGTGGAAAAGCTATTTTTGGTCCAGCTAGTTATGATGTTATTTTTGTAAATGGTTGTCAAGTGTATGAAACAATTAAATTACAAGCATTATGGACTACAGAATGGATGAGTTCTACAGAAATTACTACAACAAAAGAAGCATCAACTTGGGTATTTCCTGCTTATGGCCCAGTATTATGTAGTAATCCTACTAATCCTCCTACAGCTCCTTATTTTGCTGCCTATGGTGTAGCACAAAAAGTTAAAATGGGTGAGAAACTTCGTAGTTCTTTGGGGGGCGAAATGCCTGCACAAACAGTACAAGTGACAGAAATAATGCCTTTAGGTGTTGTGACAAATAAATATATATCAAGAAGATCAATATTGGAGCAAGAAAAACCAGCACCACTAAATTCTTTTTCACAAGATACATCAGATAGACAAATATTTAATTCACCTGAAACTTCTTTTGGACAACCTTTCTTGGGAAATATTCTTAAGTTAGAAAGTTTGATATATGGTAGAGGAAAAGCTCACTTTGTAGAGGTTAAAAATAATGCCAAATATAAATTGTTGACTGCTGAAGCACAGAAAGATGCATTAGATAGTTCAAATGATATTGGAGCTATTACAGATCCTTTCAATGCTGTTGCAATGTTTACTGCTTATCAGGCATATCTTGCTATTTATATAAATGGTATTACTAGAAAAAATTATGCTTACTCTTATAACTCAAGAGCAAGTTATGATTATACTACTCCTATGCCAAATGATCAAGGTATTAAACAAAGAAACTTGGATGTAGCTAACTATCTTATTCCTACAGTACAGTCTGTTGGAGAGGATAATGGTATATTAATTAATAACTATCAAAGAGAAAGTTCTATATATTTAAAAACAAAAGATGTTACACCTATATTACTTCCTAAAGATGCAATAACTATTGCCTCTAGTGGAAATGTGATTGTTGAAGATAAGTCTAGAACTACTATAAGTATTAGTGGTGTTTGTGACACTCCTGCAAAAGAACAAAATATTAGTGTACTTTCTTATTATGCTTCCCTTAAAAATGAATTTATTAATCAATGGGGACAGATATATTCATATGAGACTATTGATACAGGATATCAAAATATATTTAATTCTAAAACATCCTATCCAACAACAATTTTTGGAGGAGATACATTTATAAGTAGATTTGCTTTTAAAACAAAACTTCCTTTCTTTTTTGACAATAGAGTGGGGGCTCCTGATGATTCAGATATATTTTATGATGAGATTGGTAATGTTGCCTATCCTAAATATTGGCATTCTGCAAGGTCAGTACTAGAAAATTATACTACTAGTAAGTCTAAGTTAATGCAAAATGTTATATCATACAAAGCTCATAATTTTGATTGTCCTAATGTTCCAGTACAAGGTGGGGGAACTGCTAGTTCTTTTTATGATGGATATTTCTATTTGTTTGCTTATGGTATTCCTAGTTTCTATTGTGAAACAAGTTATAATGTAGATTTACGTCAAGCTTATAACAATAAAGAAGGAGATTATTGGCCTCATGTATCAACAGGTATTCCAGATGATTGGGTTCAAGAATCTTTTGTAAGTATTGCCAATGACAATACATATACATATAATTCAACCTTTTCTAAACAAAACAAAGAAAATACATTTACACACCTTCCTCCAGACTATAATGGTAAGGCTTGTTTTACAAATTATCCTTTTAGAGCTATTTACTCAGACCATCAAAATATTGATTCTGACAATAGGGTAAATAGTTGGTTAACATACAGAGCAATATCATATTTTGACTTTCCACAAAACTATGGAGAGTTAACTTCTATAGATGGTATTCAAAATAGTGCTATACTTGCTAGATTTCATAATAAATCTCTTATGTATGGTAACTTGTTGACAATGGATACCAGTAATCCACAAGCAGCATATCTTGGAAATCCTTCTTTGTTTAAAGGGGCTCCTCCAATTGATTTTGCAGAAACAGATCTTGGGTATGTTGGAAGTCAGAATAAATTCCTCCTAAAGATCCCTCAAGGACAAATCACAATTGATGCCAAGAGAGGACAAGTATTCTTGATTTCTGGCACTCAAGCTACTGATTTGTCTGCTTTTGGTTCTGGATTAAATAGATTCTTTACAGATCATTTGGCTTTTGAGATTTTAAATCATTTTCCAAATGTTGATATAGACAATCATTTTAATGGTATAGGATTACATGGTGTATATGATAGCAAATTTGATAGGGTAATTATATCTAAACTAGATTATATACCTATTGATTCAAGAGTTAAATATGATGCATCCACTGAAGAATTCTATATTGAGGAAGTAATAAATAACTTGACTATTAAGACTGTGGTTGATGTAAGAGATCAATTATATTTCTGTAATAAATCATGGACAGTTTCCTATAACATGAATACCCAAAGATGGATTTCATTTCATAGTTATATTCCTAATTATTACATAGCTGAAAACAATTTCTTTTATTCAGGAATTAATGGGTGTTGTGAAGATTTTGATTTCATAGCAGGAAGTCTTGTAGAAAATACTACAACAACTACAACCACTACGATATTTGTACCAGACTGCTTACCTTTATTTGGTAATGCTACAGTTATATATCCTATTGATTGTAACTTGTATGGTGAATTAGTTATTACTGATTGTGATTTGGCAGGTACAGGAGTTATTACTGTTGGGCCACCTCCAACTCCTTGTGTTAGACCAGAAAATCTTAATGATTTTTATTTAATTTCAGGCTATACAATTTTAGCAGGACCAGTAGATATTAGTTCTACAATTTCTAAAGATTCTGCTTGTTTGGCTAGAACTAATTTATCAACACTACCTGGGTTATATCCAATAGGTGTTAGTATAAATTCTTTTGATCTTAACATAGGAACAAAAGTTTATATAAATGATGGAACAAATGATTGTTCTACTGTACCAGATGGTTGGTATTTAACTGTAGATTCTTTGGTAGATGGAACTGTTTACCTTATTGTTGAAGGAGTTATTACAATTATTGATAATTGTATACCTACAACTACAACTACTACATCATCAACATCTACTACTAGTACTACAAGCACAACCAGTACAACATCTACTAGCACAACTACAACAACAACATTACCTCCTTGTCAAACTTATCAAGCTTCTACATCAGGATCTTTATTGACAGTTAATTGGTTAGATTGTTTAGGAGTGACTCAATCACAAACAGTGGGTGGTGTTGGAGGTTATGATGCATTTTCTTTCTGTGCTACAGTAATAACAGATGCAGGTGGTGCTGATATTTCATTAATAGGACCTTGCTAAAATAAAAAACTATGTCAAAAATTGTAACAATAAAATTAACAAAACTTGGTCTTAATGTAGGCCCTTTTGATATCACAGATGAATTTGGTAATATTATTGCTTTGAATGTAAGCAAAGAAACTTTAATCACAGGTATAAGTTATATTGTTAATGATGATGTTTTTATGATAACATTATCTTCCTTAGGAAAATGCAAAGTAGTGAAGACTGTTGGTTTGGCTCCTATATATAAACAAGAGTATGCTGATACAGTGGCAGTTAAAACTACTACATCTTGTGTATGGAGACATTTAACCAATATACAATTGTATAATTCATTTTATGGAAATGTAGAGCCATATATAATTGAGTTTCCTTTTGCTTATAGTTTTCAAGATGAGATATTACAAAATGTTATTTCTTATACAAAAGCATATAGTTACCTATCTATACCTGATGGTGTGTATAATGATAACACAAGAATAGAAGTGAATGATCATTGGTTTAATAGAGCTATTGTTTATAATGGACAACAAAGTTCTGGTATATTAAATCTTGTTCAAAAACCAGCAAATAATTTATTTGCTTATGGTAAATATCCTATATTAGGAACAGAAGGAAAAACTATTTTGTATACTAAGAGTGATAACTTTTATCAATACAATACATTCTGGGCTTTACAAAAATCCTCTCAACAACCATTGTTTAATGTATCTTGTGAGAATCTTTCTATTGATAAAGTAGTTAACCAGGACAATATGGATTACACTAATCGAAGTTTCAAAAAATCTCCTATAAGGGCAAAAGAATTAAAGATTAGACACATACTAGACAACACAGATAATATTCACCTAGTGAGCCAATTTATATTAGCTCCTGCTCAAATATCATACAAGTAATGAAAGGGTGGCTCGATAATTATAATGATTCAAAAACAACAGCTCCTGAAGGATTTCAAGGAGATGGTTATTCACCTATAGGAAGAAATTATTCTCCTGCATGGGGAGGACAGTTTAAACATGGTGGAGAGATAATGAATGTAGCCAGTCTTAAAGATCCTATTGCCAAAAATGGAAAAGTCATAATTGATGAAATGGGACAATGGGAACATCCTGGAGAGATAACAGAAATATCAGGAGATACAATGGCAACACATGGTTATGGAGACATACCATTATATGTTGTACCAGATAAAGGAAAACCTAGATTAGTACAACCTAATACAGGAACACAAAAGTTTCCAGGAGCAAAAAAGTTTACAGAGTATCCTATGGCTAAAGATGGATTAAGACAAGAACAAAAGAGTTTGCAGAATATAGATAATCTAGTTAATTTTACAAACTACAATACTAAACAACCAGGCGGATGGCTGGACAATCTTTAAATTATGAAAAATCAAATTTTAAAACACACAGGATTAACGGAGAAACAATTCTATGCTAAATACAAAACTCAAAAAGATTTTGAAAAAAGCAAAGAAGGAAAATCTTTTAAAGCTCAATATGGTGCTACTATGGGGCCACAACAACAGCCTCAGGGATATGTTAACCCTAATGGATATCAAAACTATCCTAGTTTGATGAATAATTATCAAATAAAGAATATACAGTTTCCAAAACCTGATACAAACTATGACCCAAATGATATTGACCCTATTCCTGTAAATCCTAATTATGGAAAGAAACAACAACAGGCTAGTGCTAATTATCAAGATAGTTCTATGTATCAAGCTATTGGAGATTATTCTACTATGGATCCTGGGGAGAAAAGAAAAATAAATCCTATGGAAGGAATTCCTATAATAGGAGGGCTGGCAAAAGCATTTTCTATGCATAAAGAACAAAAAAAGCAATTGCAAAAAGAAAGACAATCTTATGCTGTGCTAGGAGTACAAGAACAAGTATCTAATCTTACACCAGAAAGAATAGATAATAAATGGGTAACTCCTTGGTTAAACCCTACATCTTCTAATACTCTACATCCTGCTAAAGGAACAGGGTACACAGCTCTTTCAAAAAATGGAAATAAAGTGAGAGGTAAAAAAGCTTTTGCAGGATTTAATATGGGGGGAGGGGGAGCCTCAAGTACTGGTTTTGGTGGACAAATGGGATTTGATGGACAACAAATGATGGGAGGAATGTCTCAGACACTTGAAGCAAGATCTGCAGGGGGTGCAGGTGGTGGAGCTATAGGGAGTGTTTTTGGTCCAGGTGGTCAAATGGTAGGAGCACTTGTTGGTGATGCTTTAGATAAAAATCCAGAGAGAATTCTTGCTCAACAAAATGCAAATCAACAAAGACTTGAAAATATTATTACTAACTATGGTTATAAAAATTTGCACCAAGGTCAGTTTAGAGCTAACACAAGAAATGGTGGTAATATAGATAAAGCTAGAATGGGTGGTAATTTTAAATCACCTTATCAATCTCCAAGTGAAGAGGGAATGATTCCTTATGAAAATGGTGGAAGAACTGCTTTTAATGGAGATATGCAAGTTGATAATGGAGTGCTAGAACCAATAGCATATAATCCTCATCTTCCTGGGACAGGTATAACTTATAAGTTTAATGGTCCTTCTCATGATGATGGTGGTATACCTACTCAGTATGGTGGTACTAAAATAGAAACTGAAGGATTGGAAACAGTGAGAGAATCTAGTAATGGTTCAGAATTATCTGCACAAATATTAGGTGATATGGTTGTTAGTGCTCCTAATGCTAAATTACTTGGTGATGATAAGTTTGCTGGAATGAAGTTTAAAAATATTGATAAAAAATTATCTTATCAAACAACTTCTATAAATAAAAATTTAAACAAGACTACTGAAGCTATTAATTCTCTAGAAGTTAATGATGATTTTGACAAACTTAGATTACAAACTCTAAAACTAACATTAGAAGGAAGTAATAAAAAACTTGCTGACATAGCTAAGACACAAACCAACTTAGGAAATATGCAGGATGCTATTCATGAAGTTGCTGATATTCATGGACTTAAACCAGCTGAACTAGCTAAGGGAAAACTAAAACCTAATACAGATAAATCAATGATGAGTAAATATGGTGCTAGTATTGAGAAAGCACAAGAAGGGAAAAAAGTACCAAAATTTTCTGAAAATTATGATGAAAATAAAGTTTATGAGAATATTGCTAAAACTGAAGGAGCATTAGACTACACTGGTATAGGAAAAAGTCAAGAACCTAATTTTAATACAGAAGAAAATTATAAAAAATATTTGGAAAAAGTTGAAAGGATATTTAAAAATCCTGAAAATGTAAAGATGTTGGTTGATAGGGCAAAAAATTTTAGTGGTAATGACTGGAAAGATGTTAGGGCTCAAATTAATAAAGGTAGAACATATGAAGAACAAGCTGCTATAGTTAAAAAATTGGCAACTGATTCAAAACCAGGTCCTTATCATACATTAGTAGATAGTTTTGAAGAAGGAGAAACATCTATTACACCAATAACTCCTGTTACTCCTGCTGCTAAAGCAACTGTTGCTGATGAAAAAACTCCAGATACAGAAGCTATTCCTTACAAAAGAAGTTGGGTAGCTGATGTATATAATGAGGTGTTACCATATTTACGTAGAAGTGATAAAGAACCTTTAGATATAAATCAATTATCTGGAGAGTTATATTCTATGGCTAACAACCAATTGGAACCTGTTCAAGCACAATTATATCAACCAGATCTTGCTACTCCTTATGGTGTATCATATCAGGATATAAGAAATGCAAATCAGTCTGATTATATTAGTGGTCAAAGAATGGCAGGGTATAATCCTGCAGCACAGTCTGTTCTTAATGCACAAAAGTATGCAGCTAATGCAAGTACTTATGGACAAGAGTTTAGAGAGAATCAAGGTAGATATGATCAAACATTTGATGCTAATAGAAACTTGTTAAATCAAGCTAAATTGACAAATCTTAATATATTAGATAAACAATATGAAAGACAAGCCATGGCTAAATCCAATACTAAGGAAGCTACACAATTGGCATTTAATTCTATAAGTGATAAGTATGCTAAAAAACAATTAGAAAACAGACAATTAGGCATCCTAGAGAATACATATAATTACAGATATGACAAGGAAGGTCGTGCTGTTAATTTAAATCCTTTATTTCAACCTAATATTCCTACAGTGGGAAGTAAGTCTGGTACACAAAAACAAGTTCCAGTGTATGATTCTGAAGGAAATATTGACCATTATCAATTAGAAGAAATACAAACTGCAAAATTTGGTAAATCTATTTCCAAACTTTCAAGAAATGGTAGTCTTGTTAAAGCTGCCAAAAATCTATAACTAATCTGATTATTAGGAATTACCAAAGCATGTTATTAGTTTTGGTAGTTCTAATAATTCTTATTACATTTGCTAACCACATGTACAACATGCACTAAAAATAAGACTATGGCCTCATGGACTGACAAAGCCCCTCAATTTAATCCTTATGTACAACAACTGCCTGTAGAACTAATGGCACAAGTTGGGCAACAGAAGCAAAAACAATATGATGAAGGGGTACAAAAAATTCAAACCAACATTGACAATATTGCTGGGCTTGATATAGGGAGAGATGTAGATAAAGTATATTTACAATCCAAACTTAATCAACTTGGTAATAATCTAAAATCAGTAGCTGCTGGAGATTTTTCTAATTTTCAGTTAGTTAACACTGTCAATGGTATGACTAATCAGTTAGTTAAAGATAGTATTGTGCAAACTGCTGTTATGTCAACTGCTAATGACAGAAAACAAACAGCTCAAATGGAAGCTGATAAAAAAGATGGAAAACTTACTCCTCATGCTGAATATAATTATCAATTAAAAAGAAGTGCTTATTATAACAATTCTGAACTGACTGATAAAGATGGCAACCCTGTATCATTCAATGGGAAGTATACTCCTTCCTGGGATATTGATAAAAATATGTTGGAAGCAATCAAAGCTGTTGGTGATAGTGAATGGAGTGCTGACAATGTATTTAAAATGGTTAATGGGCAAATTGCCAAAGACCCTAAAACAGGAGCCCCTATCTATTCTGATTATGCAATTAGAGAAAAGAAAAAAGGAAAATTTAGTGAAAATGTAGCTGCTGCCATTGATGGTGTGTTAGCTAGACCTGAGGCTTCCCAAGAATTGGCGATGCGTGGTGTATACAATTACAGAGGCAGAGATAACATTGAAGACTTTGTTCAAGAATATGAAACAATAAAAAATAAAACTATTGCTAAATTAGAAGTAAATAAACTTGACTTTATGGAAAAAGTAGCAAATGCTACTACCAAAGAGGAAAAACTTAAATATCAAGAAGTTGTTACTGCTATTGATTCTAGAATTGAAGGAACAAAACAAGATGCTGCTTTAAAAGAAAGTGAAGCTTTACAATATACTAATGTTGATTCATATAAGGCTGCTTTAGAAACAATGAGAGTTAGAAATAACTATATGTTAAGTGGTGTTACAGAAAAAACTTCTCTTGAAGTGATTGAAAATATTCCATGGAAAGCACAAAGACAAGTTTTAGAAGAAGAACGTAAATGGAAAATGGATCTTGATTCTTCTAGTAGAGGCTGGGCTAATGTAAATATTGCAAGAGCAAATTTAGCTAGAGAAGATGAGAAATGGAAATATGATCCAAATAATCCTAATAATGTATTACCTCCAACTGAAACTGCATTACCAATGGGTAATACTTTTCAAAGCTTACATGGAGACTTACTTAATGCTTCTAATCAAGCAGAAAGTGTTTTAGATGCTACAAAATTTAATATTGTATCAGAGTATCTATCTGCTATTAATTTTGGTAATGGAAAAAAATTAACACAAGCAGAAGTTCAAGCAGGTATTAAATCATATGAAAAAAAGATGCCTGGGTTTATAGACAATTATTATAAAAAAGCTAAAGAAGTTATTAAAAATGAAAAGCTTGCTTCAAGTCCTTTATATTCTAGATTAATGTCAGCTCTTCCTACAGCAACTGCTGCTGAAAATGAGGTGAATAGACTTGGTATTTTCACTACTAACATGAATAAATCTGAAGGAGTTGTTGCTTCAGGAGGAAAAGAAGTTGATATTGCTGGAATATCTAAAACATTTAAACCTTTTGAAATTGAGTATTTACCATTAAGTAATTGGAGTGCAACAAATTTTGGTGATGCTCCAAAAGTGAAAAAAATAGTTAGTGCTCAAGATGCTTTAGATATAGGAATTATTGCTGCTAATGAAGGAGGTTTAAAAGGAATGTGGAAATCTTTGTTTTCTTCTGACCAAGAAAAACAAACATATAATCAAGCTAAAGAAAGACTAGAAAATAAATTTGATTTACCTGCTGATGAACTTTTAAATGTTGTACGTCCTACAGGAAATTTAGCAAGAATGGCTGGAGTTCCAATTAATACTGGGATGAATCCTCAATTGAAAAATGTAATAGATGTTGTAAATAGTGAAAAATTTAATAATGTATTAAAAGCTAAAGAAGAATATTTAAAAACACACTCATGGAGTAATCAACCTTTGTCATATAATGTATATGGAGAAAATATGAAAGGAACAGAAAGAACTTCTGTAGATGACAGGGTTAAAGAAGTTTTAAATGTTTTAAAAGATGCTAATGGAGGTTTAGAAGATTTTAATAGATTGTATACTGACCCTAAAAATTTCACTGCTCAGATATCTGTAGACAGAGGTTCTATTTTTTCTCCTAAAGAAGATTTCAAATTAAATTTATATGATAAAGGGGGTATGGTAAAATCTATTCCTATTAGTAAAGAATATGCTGATTATATAAAAAATGAAGAAATCAAATTGCCTATTAGACCTTCTGATGCTGTAGAAAGAATACAAGTTAATGGAACAACAACCAACTCTGCAGGACTTCCCCCTATGCATCCAGATGCATATCAGGGAGCTATGATACCAGAAACATATTTTGCTCAAAAATTTAATACTACAAAAGTATTAGGAGCTGAGGTTGTTAAAAGTCCAACAGGAAAATATAATGCTTATCTTTATACAATAGATCCAAAATCTAATGATACAATTGGTATTCCAATAAAAAATAATAAAGGAGATCTTTACCCTGCAGATTTTGATAATGTAGATATAGCAACACAATTTTTAATAAAAGATATAAATAGTAAAGCCTATCTTGAGGCATTAATAAATAATGGTTTATAATGGAAGAAGAAGAATTATTACCTAAAGAAGATTTAAATTTATTAAACCCACTAACTTTGACTCCATCTCCAGCTACTACTGGATATGATGCATTTAAAGTGTGGGCAGGGGAACGTATGAATAATTATGGAGAAGTAAAATTAGATCTTGGTCAACTTCCTCAAGGTGATTCTGGTAGTTCCAGTGGTTCTACATATAGCTCTAAAAATGGTAAAACCAATACTATTGCTGATGATATTGCAGCTGCAAATAAACGTGCTGATCAAGTAGATAGTACTAAATTTGCAATTAAAAGTAGCGAAATTTCTCCTAGATATAATCGTACTTATAAAGGACTTGATAATGAAGAACTTTATGCTCAAACACAAACTACTGGTCAAAAAGCTTACAATGGTGTAGCTAAGATGGTAGGTACTGCAGCAACCACTTTTGTTAATGGTACTGCAGGTTTGGTATATGGTATTAATGAAATGTCCAAAACAGGAGAACTTTCTTCTTTTTATAATAATGATCTTGCCAACTACCTTAATAATGTAAACAAAGGTATGGAAGATACCTATGCACATTATAAAACAAAACGAGAACTAGATGGATCTTGGTGGGAACCTAGTAATTTATTTACAGCAAACTTTTTGTTTGACAATGTAATTAAAAATCTTGGTTTTTCTTTAGGTGCAATGGGAGCAGGGTTTGCTTGGGGTGGGGCTATTAAAGCTTTGGGACTTACAGGGAGACTTATGGCTACTGGAGAAAAATGGGCTGCTGCTGCAGATACTGCATTAGGAGAAGCAACTACTTTGGTAGATGTTCAAAGACTAGGAACCACAACTTCTAAGTTAGAAAAATTATGGCAATCTGCAAAAGTGTCAACAGGAACAGGATTGATGAAAACAGATCAATTTATCACTGCTGCTTTTGGAACATTTGGTGAAGCAGGTATAGAAGCCTTAAACAATACACATCAATTCAGAGATGACATGATTGCTAAATATACAGCAAGCCATGGTTATGCTCCTGATAAAGAAGACTTACAAGAAATAAATGATTATGCACAACAAGTAGGTGACTGGAGCTTTAAGCTTAATACAGCTTTGCTTACAGCAACTAACTATGTTCAGCTTCCTAAAATTTTTGCTTCTTCTTTTAAAGGAGAAAAATCTATTGTTAATGGTATTGCAAGAACAGCAGAAGGATATGTAGAGGCTCTTCCTCAAAAAGGATTTGGTAAAATGATTTATAAAGCAGGTCATATTGCAAGTCTTGGATTTAATACTGCAGAAGCTTTTGAAGAAGGAGCACAATTTGCTATTCAAACAGGAACACAAAACTATTTTGATAGAAAATTTAACAACCAACAAGTTGATGGTATTGATGATGGTTTATTGTATGGTGTAAAAGAAGCTCTAACTACTGATGAAGGTTTATTAAATATCTTTACTGGTGGTTTTGCTGGTGCTTTACAATCTTCTGGTATAGTTGGAATTAAAAAAGGGCTTCCTACTATAGGACAAACTGGTAAGATTGGACAAAGAGGATGGACTGGTTATGGTGGAAAAGAAGGAAAATTAAGAACAGAAGCCATAAACTCTTTCAATGAATCAAAAATTCAAGACAAACTTAAAGAGATTTCTGACAATATAAATGCATCTGCTCAAATTCAACAAGAGAGAGAAGTTGCTATACGACAAGGAGACATATTGGAAGCTAAAGATTTAGAGCTCGATTATGCACATTCATTTATTGCACCTAGAGTAAAATATGGAGCTAAACAATTTATTGATGATGAGATAACAGATCTCAAAGAAAGAGCAATAAATGATTTCATAGAACTTCAAGCTTCTGGAATTGCTTTTAAAGGAGATACTAAAGAAACTTTCTTGGCTAGATTAAACAATATACAAGAACATGCTGATCATGTTGAGAAACTTTATGCTGCTGCTGAGATTAAATATAAAGGTTTAATTAATAAAGATACAGGAGAAAGAGCATATTCTGATGAAGTGATAGATAAACTTGTTTATGCAGGGGCTAAAATTATGGATTATGATAAACGTATTCCACAACTAAATGAGAGTCTTGCATTAGCAGGGATACCTACACAATTGATAATGGATGATATCCTGGCTAATGATATTCCATCTAAGGAAGCATTAACTGAAGCTGTTGAAAAAATCAAGGCTTTAAGTCTTATGAATGAAGATGATCTTATCAGAGATTTGTCTGACATTGCTGAAATAGCAGCCAGAAGAAATTTATTCATCAAAGAATATAAAGACATCAAAAGAAATCCTGAAAAATATGAACCAGTTAAACCTGTTAAATCAGCAGACAAAAAAGCAAAACAATCTGTTGTTATTAAAACAAAAGGAGGAGATCAAGAAATTGAAATTGGTGAAGAATATTATTTAGGAGCTATAGCAAGTAAAGATGCAAATGACAAAGATGTATTTCATAGTCCTCTTGTAAAAATTGTTGGTGTAAATGAAGATGGTTCTTTACAACTTCTTGATGTTAAAACTAATAAAATTACAAATGTTACACCTGAACAATTAAAAACATACACATTACAAAAATCTAGTGAAGTTTCTGAAATTGATAAATGGTTACTTGCCAATGCTAATTTAACTTTTACACATAGAGGATTAAGAGATAAAGCAGGAAAGTTTAGAGAAGGTATTATTAAAAACTACCCTAAAAAAGGACTTGTATTTATTTATGTTAATGAAGCAGGAAAAAAAGTAACTATTCCTATTAGACAAGAACAACTTGTTCCTAAACCTGGATCAAAATATAAACAAGGGATAATTGCTCCTTCAGCAGAACAAACAGAATCTTTTCAAAAAACTTTGCAACAAGTATTTGGTAAAAAGGTTGAGTCAACTATAGACCAAATAGATGAAAGAAATAACTATTTAGCTGAATTACATGAAGAAGGAATTAAACGTATTGATGAAATAAATAAACAACTTGAAACTAATAAACAAACATTAGAAAATAAAGCAAAAGAACTTGCTGAGAAAACTAATGATCTTACATATACTAAAAAAGGTACATTAAGAAAAGGAGGCTTTACAGCCATCCAAAATGCTATCAATAGTATCAATACTGTAATAAACAATTTAGAGGCACAGAATGAAGAATTAGCTATACAAAAAGAGGAATTAGAATACACTGTTCCTTTCTATCAAGAGATTATTGATTCATTGGAAGAATTTCCTGAAGAAAATAGTGGCTTAATAAACAAAATGAAATCACAAATTAAAGTGGTTGAAGATCTTATTATTGTCACTCAGGATACTATTACCATTACTGAACGTTTAATTAAACAGGCTCATGAATTATATGACAATGCTGTAAAAGCTATTGAAAGATTTATTCAACAAATTAAAAAAAATAACCCAGATCTTCCTACAATTTTCATTGATGAGTTTCAAGAAATGAATGAAAAATTCTTGGGAGAAGAAGGAGCTAGACAACTTGTAGAAAATAGACAAGGTTTTGCAGGAAGAATTGTACAGTTTCAAGCAGACATAGCATCATTTACAGATGAAGTTAATCTTCCAAAAATGGAAGAGAGAACAAAAGGACTAGTACAAGATCTTCAAGATTTAGCTACAGGGTTAGAAGATTTAAAAAGAGAAAACAACAAAAGAAAAGAAATCTTGGAAGGGTTTCAACAATTTGTTGATGCTCTTGAACTTAGAGTTAAAGAAGAAGCTAGGATTAATAATGATCCTAAGGCAAAAGCTTCCTTGATACAAACACAAGATAAGAAGACTATTCAAACTGCAGACAGAGAAAGTAATGCAGATTTTGAACCTACACCTAAAAAACCTACACATATTATTCCTGTAGCCACTATGGGTATTGATAGAGGAAAACCTCATCAAACAAGAGCAAATAATTTTGGTATTAATCTTCATTCTTTTCCTAATAGAAAAGAGATTCGTGGTGTTTATATAACAGCTAAAAATGCAGGACCTTATATTAGCATTATTGATGAATTGGTTCTTTCTGCAGACAGTGAAATAGACAGAGATCAAATTATAGCTTTAGTTATGTTTGATACTGATGGTAATTTAGTAGGAGAAGATGGTCAACCTATTGAAGACAATTTTGCACAAACTGCTATATATCAAGTAATGCCTGATGCTACCCTATCTTGGAAAGGAGATTATGAAGGTGATACTTCTATGTTTAGAAAAGGTACTGATACTAAAGTTAAAGAAGCTGTAATAGCACAATACACTAAAGATAGAGAAAGAATATTATCATCAGAAAATTTTGAAGAACCTCATACAATTGATGCTTCTTTTGGTAGACCTGTGTTTGAAAGAGATGAAGCAAATGAAATTGATTATAATGCTAGAAACTCTGTACAAGATGCAGGATTAATTACTAATGATCAATTATTATCTGGACAAGTTGTGTCTGTTGCTACTAGTGTACAACCTGCAGAACAAGGACTTGTATCTTACATGAATGCTTTTGGTAAAGTGTTTCTTAGACTGACTAATGGTTTAGTTCCATTACAAAATAGAAAACATTCTAAACAAGAAGCAGAAACTATTTTTAATGCAATTTATATACTATCTGAAAATCTATTAGATCCTAAAGAAGGTATTAATAGTGATAAATCTGTAGCTGTATTACAATATTTAAAATCTGTTGTTTATTGGGGTATTCCAGTTGATCCTGCTGGAAAAAGAAAAGCCACTGGATATAACAGTATTTTCTTTGAAGAAGATGAAGCTACAGGAAGATTGATGCTTACTATTTCCAATAAAGGAAATGACGTTATATTTACACCAAGAGAACTTACTCGTAATAGAGGAGAAATCATAGAGCTTATTCAAACATTACATAGTAATGTGAATTCTGCTATGGTTAAAAATATTAACGAACCATACGAACAATTCGTATCTTTAACAGAAACTGGAGAGATAGAAACAATCACATGGCCTAATTACCAAGCTTACCTCATTTCTGATAAAGCTCCTAATGAAAATGGGGAACTTACTGAAGAAAGAAAAGATGAAATTCCTTTAACTACAATAATGCGTAAGGTGGATCCTGAAGCTAAAGTGGTTAACAGAACAGATATTTATTTTTATACTACTGATAATGTAGATGATTATGCTTTTGCTGAGGTGGCCAAAAGAACTACAGGTAAAAAGAAAAAAATCACTGCAGGGAAACTTGATACTGAGGAAGATACAGAAGGAAGAACTACTATTAAAATGGTAGAGACAAACATCACTAAAATTTTAAAAGGATTTAAAACTACTTTCTTGAGAGAGAGTATGGACAATATTGATATTGAAGAAGGAGAATCTAAGATAGTAAACTTTGGTGGTAAAGATTTTAAAGTGACCAACAAAGGGTATTTATCTATCAAAGAAGCTGGTGGAGTTAAAAAAATTGTTAAATCAGAAGGATATTATAAAGCAGAAAATATTAAATATGCTCCTACACTTGCCTGGTTAAAAGGTAAAGGTAAAATGTTTGTGTTTGAAATTGAAGATATTGGAGCTGAACAAGAAACTTTTGAAGAAGAAACTGAGGGTGCTTGGGTATATGATGGTGAAACTCCCAATATATTTATAGATGGTAGAGACAAACAAGTTACTTTCACTATTGAAACAGGAGTTAATGAACAAAATTTTCAAGAAAAAATTGTTATTCTTGATGTTGAAGATGGTAAAGAAGCAGTAGACTATGTTAAAAAAGTAATGGGCTTAGAAGATGAAGAAGGTGATGATGAAGCTAATTTAGATAGAAAGCATGCAGAAGCTGTTGAATTATTAAAAGAAAAATTACAAGCTGACATCTTTAACAATATGCCTATTGAAGTTCCTTCTAAAAAAACTGCTTCAACTAAAAAGAAAGGTGGGTTTAATCCATTTGCTGCAGGGTCTGGATTTAATCAAACTAAACAAGAAGAAGAAGTAGAAGAAGATGAGGAAGAAGAAACTCCTAAAGAGAAAAAAGCTTTTTCTAAAACTACTCGAAAAAGAGGATTAACTCGTCAAATTGTCAATACTTTATTAGCAGGAAATGAAATAGAAAATTGGAATGATGTAGAAGCTTTTATCAAGAAAGCTTTTCCTAATGTTCCTTTATATAGAGTTAAAAATATATTAACAAATACTAATGGTTCTGTTGAAGCATGGGGTATGTTTCAAGATGGAGCTATATACTTATATGAAAATGCAGAGGTTGGTACAATTTATCATGAGGTATTTGAAGCTATCTGGGATACTTTTACTACAGCCAGAGAAAGAGTTGATATACTTCAAGAATTTAAAAATAGAGAAGGTCAATTTTTAGATAGACCATCTCAAACAATGGTGAGTTATTCTGAAGCTACCCCAGATCAGATAAGAGAACAGTTGGCTGAGGAAGCTAGAGATTATTTCAAGGATGGTAAAACTCCTCCAAGAGCAAAAAATGGTAAATCTTTCTTTGCTAGATTACTTGAGGATTTGTTGACAATGATAAAAAACTTCTTTAGTGGAAGTAAAGCATTAAGCAACACTGAAAAATTGTTTGAAAATATAGGTAAAGGTAAATACTCTACACAAGGAGTAATTACTAATGCTTCTTATTCCAAAGTGGGAATAACAGATATTAATGATATTATCATAAGGGATGGTGCCAAGTTAAGAGAAAAGATTAATGATGTAGAAAAAAGTGAAATTATACAAGAGATGACTTTTTCTACATTGGCAATGTTGGTTAATGATGATAAAAGTCTTTTTGATGCTACAGCAATAAAATCTAAAGATTTATATAATAAGTTATACACAGGATTACAAGAATTATTTAATGACGAGATAGCTATTCATAAACAATGGTTTAAAGAAGGAAATATTTCTAAAGCAGAATATAAAGCTGTCAAAGTTAAATTTAATACACTTAAAAAAGTTGTAGAAAGAGATTGGGAATCTCTTAAAAAAAGACACAAAGAATATCTTAAAGGATATAGAATTGATTTTGATGAAAGTGATACATTACAAGTAAGAGATGATAATAAAATAAAAGAAAGTGATTTTGTTGATGCTACTAAAGTAGATCATTTCAAAAAAGCCAATCGTGCTATTAAACTTTTGTTATCTACAATTCCTGCTGTTGATGAAAATGAAGATCCCTTAGTTACTTCTATAGGGGGTGTTAGACTATTACCTATTAGTAAAGTGTTTATTAATTTATTAAACAATATTTCTGATGCCACTGGTCCAACAAGAATGATGGAGAAACTTCGTGTAATGGCTGAGAATGATCCTAACTATAGAATTCTTTACAAACGCCTTACTAAAAGAAATTGGGATGCTGGACCTGCAGATCTTAGAGGGTTAGATTCTACTCATGCTTCTCAATTAGTTACAGCATTTTATTCTACATTTAAAAAATATAATTCTGTAGTTAAAAACATTGTTATATTGGAAACAGGAGAAGTATCTGTTGGGGAAGCTCATTTATCTAATGCTGCTAACCAATTGCGTGCTAAATATGAGAATGCTATTGTATTAAAAACAAAATCTAAAAAAGGATTCTTTACTTATAGTAAAAAAGAAAAAGCTTATGTAAGTAGTGCTTTAAAAGTTGCAGGACTTTCATTAACTACAAAAACCAATATGGTTAAGTTTTTAACTGACCTTGGTGTTGATTTTACTTTAGAAGAAGTTAATCGAATGGAAAAAACAAATCCAAAAGATTTTGCCCAGTTTAAAGAAAATGTATTAGGAATCAGAGATAGTTTAAAACAAGGTTCTATATTGTTTAAAATAAATGCAAAGTATGCCAATATTAGTAACAGACTGCTGTCTCTTGGATATATAAAAGCAAGAATTTCTAATCCAGAAGTGGAAAGTGTATTTTTTAATATGTCTGGAGAAATGACACAATCATATATTGGACCTAACACTCCTAGTCAATTGTATGAAGCATTATCAAGTATTGAATCATTAACTCCAGCAGGGCTTGATAAAGATCCTCAATATAATTATTTACTTACAGATGTATTTGCTAAAGGTTCAAGAGTCTTGGCTAGAATGTTTGATTCTAATGGAAATAGAAAACATGATACTAAAGGTAAATTAGATGGACTAATGCAAGTTGGGTATGTAGGAGGTATAGATAATAGAGAAAAAGGAACACAAAAACCTTCTTCTAAATTAAACTATAGAGATAGATTGATTCAAGAAATAAATCTTAACCTTAAAGGATGGTATTTAAACCTTATTCCTGGGGACTCCTCATTGGAACACATGACTAATTTAGGAAATGAAATTACATCTGCTTCTTTGTCTATTGGAATGAAACCTGTGTTCAGTGTGTTTAAAGAATATTTTATCTCTGAACTTATGTTGTCTAGAGAAAAAAGAGATATTGCTGAAATTAAATTAACTCCTGAAGATATTGCTGATGGAAAACGTCAAAGACGTAATACAGATCTTAGATTCTTCATGGCTATTCTTGAAAATAAAAAAGGAATTTCAGCTGATGAAAAAAATAAATTACATGATGATATTGTAAATGCTGAAGGAACTCCTCAACAAGTATATACTGCTTTTGAAAAAGAAATAAATAAAGCTTTAGAAAATTTTATAGAGAATGATGTTAACTCAATGACTGAGGTATTATCTACATACAATATTGCTTCATTTACAAAGGGAGATACTATCACTTTAAAAAATATTGCTCTTCCTGAAAATATGACAGAGCAACAGTTTAGAAGAGAGATGAAAGCCATGTCTGTAAACTATATGATTGCTAATATAGAACAACATAAATTATTATATTCAGATCCTTATCAATATGAGGATGAGTTGAAACGTATTAAAAGTTTTAACTCTCCTAGACAACTTATTGTTGGTGGTAATGATGGAATAAATGAAGTGTTTGCTAAAGTGTGGAATAAAGGATTCAATAAAAAAGATATTGGATTTACTGACTTCCTTAGGACTAGTTTCAGAACAGTTACTTTTAAAGATGTTATAGGATATAGTGATCTTAAAAACTATGGTTTCTTTAAAGAAACAGATGGTGGTGGTATTATTACTATGCAAGGAAATCGTCACTTCAGAATTAGAGAAGGAAGATGGAATGATCAAGAAGAAAATCAATATCGTTATGATATAGCTTTTGAAAAAGTTGTAAAAGGACTTCCTTTAACTGCACAAGAAAAAGAATTTGAAATAAAAAGAGATGCAAGTGGTAATTATGTAGGAAAAAATCCTAAAGTGCAGAGTGCTTATACCAATTTAAAACCTATTGTAAGTGGTAATAAAGAAGATGGTAATAGTTATAATGATGTTGTTTTAGATAAATTTGCATTGTATCCATTGTCTTTTAGAATTATGTATGAATTGAATTCAACTTCTAATGCTCTTAAATTATATAACAAGATGCAAGCAGAAAACATTGACTATATGGTTTTTGATTCTGGAAGAAAAGTTGGTTCTAAAAATTCTCATGCAACTTATAATGATAGTGGTTCTTTTAATAATGCTCCTTTTGTAAATAAAGGAAAAGATAGAAATGTAATTAATGTTCCTTTTGAAATTATATCTGTGCAAACAGATGTACCCAGCAAGGAAGAAGCTTTGATTAGAAGAGGTACTCAGGTAACTAAACTTATCACCATGGATTTCATGGATGGTGGTATTCCTGTAGATTTTATGCCTGAAGAAGATAGTCAAAGTGGTAAAAAATTTATTGAAAGATATAATGCTTGGAATGCTTTAGATAAAGATGAAAAAGAAGAAGCTTCTCCATTATATAAAGAAATAGTGAACAATCAAACTCTACTTGAAGCTATTATAGAAGAGGGAGTTAATTCTCTATTGTCTTCACTAGGTATTGTAAAAACAGTTGTTAATGGAAAAGATAGTTATAAAATAACTGATTTCTCTGAAGCAGGTAAAACTCTTCGTAATGAACTATTAAAAAGAGAAGTTAATGAAAACATTAGTCTTGCTTTAGAAGATTTCTTGGTAAAAGGAATTGCTCTTGAGTCTACTCCTGCTTATCAACAAGTTAGAAATGTTTTATACTCTATTGCTGATAGAGAAGTTATTTCAGGAAAGATAACAGGAGGTATGAAAGTGCAAATTCCTGCAACTTTCCTTGAGTCCACTAAAACAAAATTAGTTGACATTAATGGTAAAAAAGGATATACTTCTGACACACTTGGATTTTACTCTGAGGAAGTTGATGTAGATGGTAAACGAACTAAAGTAAATGTTTGTGAAATCATGGTAGGTAGATGGTTTAAAAGCCCACTATCTGATGAAGCATTGCTAAAATATTTAAATACCACTAAAGAAGGACAAAAAGTTCTTATGGGTATGGGGTATCGTGTGCCTACACAAGCTGCCAACTCTATAGATGTATTTAGAATTAAACAATTTCTCCCTGAAGAATTTAAAGATTCTGTTGTTATTCCTTCAGCACTTGTAGCTAAAGTGGGATCAGATTTTGATATTGATAAATTGTCTCTTTATTTTAAAAATGTTTATACAGATGCTGATGGTAACATAAAACTAATTCCATTCTTGGGTTATGGGGAAGAAGCTATTCAAAAATTAAACAAATTAATATCAGAACCTTCTAAAAAATTATTATCAGAGCAAATAAGAAAACTTAAAGGAAATCAAAATTTATTAGACACTTTATTAAACATTACTAATGGTGTTGCTGATGAAAATACTTTTGATAAATGGATACCTATATTAATAAACTTTTTTCCAGAGCAAGTTAATGAAGAAGGTAATTTAGATGCTACTGAAATTGAAAGAATTATTTTAGGAAGAATAGAAAAATTAGGTAAAAAAATAGAAGATATAACATCAGGGGATATTGAAGATGTGATTATAGCTGAAAAAATGTCTACTATATATAAACAATCTTTACAGAATGGTTATATTGAATCAGGGGAAAAACTGATTTCACATCCTGATAACTATGATAGATTGGTTAAACCTAATTCTGCAGATGAATTAAAAGCTCTTTCTAAATTTGTTGCTGAAAGAATTTATGGGAAAACATTTAACTACACAGACGTAGGTAATATGTTAAGTAGAAAATTTATGTCAAACTTGAGACACGCATTTGTATCAGGTAAATATGCTATTGGTATTGCTGCTGTGAATCAAACTAACCATTCATTAAATCAACGTGTTTTAATGTTTTTGGATCCAAGAAGAAAGTCTTTAACTAGTCCTACAGATCAGGCTTGGTTAGGAAATGCTGAGATAAAATTCAAGGAATTTAACAAAGTTAAAATAGGTGGACGAGTATTAGCAACACTTTCTAAGATTAAGAATGCTGCAGGTAAAGATATCTCCAGTATCTTGGGACAATTTATAGATGGATATGTGGATATTTCCAAAGGTCCTTGGATTATGGAGCTTGGTGCTACACCTAACGTTGCTTCTACTTGGATGTTTTTAGCTAAAGTGGGGGTTCCTATTGATACTATAACTTACTTCATGAATCAACCAATCATTAGAGATTATTTAAGAACTATAGAAAATGATGGTTATTCATATTTGTTTATGGATACTTACGTTAAAAGAATGATGGCAGAGTATGGAGCCAAAGAAGGAATGACTCATCATAACAAAGATTTTATTAGAGACCATGAGTATTTTGAAATTCCATCAAAAGAAGTTTTAAAAGATAATGTAGGAAAAACAAAATTAACTGCAGCAGAAGAACAAGAACAACAACACATATTAGTTGAGTTTTTGAAATATGCTAAAATGGCAGAGCAAATGTTCTTTGTTACACAAGGATCTAACTTTGATACAGCGAACTTTAATGACCCTTATTTAATATTCAAGAAACTTAAACAGTTGGATAAAGCCAATAATACTATTATTGCTTCCTTAGATGAGAATGGTAATGCAATTGCAGGAGTGGAAGCCATGTTGAATTCTTCTTTCTTGAAAAAACTATCTAATAATATTTATGGATTTAGAGATGCTTTAGCAACTATATTAAAATCAGATCAAAAAAGAGTTAGAAGTGTAGTTGAGAGAGTATTGCTTCCTTATATAAACTTAAGTGATAGAGAATTTTTGAAAGTTTCTCAAAAAGTTGTTGCTGATTTATTTGATTGGGCTGTACAAAATGATGGTGCAAAACCTTTCAATACTTATATTGATAAATTTATGATTGATAATCAAGGTATTCTTCCTGAGCTTGCTGCATTTGTTAAGAGTATTAAAGACAATCCAGAACATCCTCTTCATAACAATCATGTTATTAATATAATAGAACTTCTTCCTTCTCCAAGAGCAAATGAGAATGCTGTTAATAATATAAAAATTAGAGGAATTGACAACAAAGTTTATGATCAAAATAATATTATATATGGCTTTAGAGCAATTAGAGACTATTTAAAAGAGACTAATGACAAGACATACAAAACTTTATACAGAAGATTAGTGATTTTTTCTATTGTTCAATCAGGATTAACTGCTTCTAAAATATCTTTTAGTTCTGTTTTACCTTATGAAGATTTTCAGCCTTTGTATAATGATGTTTTAGGAAATGTAAATAACATAAAAAATCTTGATTCTTTTAAAACTTTAGGAGTATTTGAAAGAAATAACTGGAATAATGATGATGTTGTTCCTGCTAAACGTGCACAATATATTGCAGCAATAAAAACTTATAATGCAGCAATGGAATTTTTACCTCCTAGTGCAAAAAGAGCTATACGTTTAGGAGAAGTTCCTGTAATGATGACACAAAATACATTAGATAGAGAAGCTCAATCAGACTTTATGGTTTATAGTTGGGAGGAAGATCCTATTCTTACTGCTGAAGACAAAAAATGGGGCAACACTGTAGCTAAAAAGAAAATGTACATGAAAAGAATTGGTGATTATTCATTCATCAAAAAAGGACTTTTCAGAAAAACTTATGATGGAAATGGTGATCCATTTGTTTACAGATATGTAAACAAAAAAGGAGAATTAAGAGAGTACTTTGTATATAAAGCAGTTAATGCTTGGGGAGATTCTTTCAGAGCTCAAGAGTTTTATGATGAAGAAAGAGAATCTGTAGTTGATAATGGATTTATCAAAGTGGAAGAAGTTGAAGATTCTAAAGTGAACAAATTTTTTAGAAGTGATTCTAAAAAAACAATAGCAGAAAAAATGGAAGAAGCTGCTAATAGATCAAGGAAAAAAACAGCAAAAGAGTTATTTTCCTCTAAATCAGATCCTGAACAAAAAGTTGAGACTGATTGGACTCAGAGAACAAATAATTATTTATCTTTGTCAAAAGATGAATTATTAGAAGACTATTCACAAACAACAGGACTTCCAATGGGTAACCCAACAGAAGTAGGTGCTGCACCAAGAGGGATGTCAAAAGAAGACCTTGAAAAATTTAATAAAGATAGGTGGAAAGAAGAAGATAATGATGATACTTGTGTACCATTTTAATAAAATAAACCATGGCTTGTAGAGATAAAGAAAAATTTGCAACATCAGAAGCATCAAGTAAAGCCTCCTTACGTACTAAGGGGGCTATTGATGAATTTCTTAATATATTAAACACAGGATTGTTTAGAAAACTAAACAAAGAATGGACTAATTATGCCAAAGAAAAATTTGGCATAAAAGAAAATCTTTTCTTTGAAGAAAATGATAAAGCTATTCCTAATACAAAAGTATTTACAGAGATAGATAAAATTAAAGGTATTCAATATAATACTGAAGAAGTCCCTGCATCAACTACATCTCCTGAACTTCTTAAGAAAGTGAAAGAAGTGGTTGCTAAAATGGGTGTAAAAATTGAAACTCTAGCAGATTATGTCAAAGGAAATCCTGATGTTGATACAAAGGGAGTTAATGGTCTGGCAGATCTTGTAAAAGGTATTATTGCAATAGCAGAAAATAAAGAAGGAGTTTCTTTAACAGAAGAAATGGTTCACATTGCTACAGCTATGTTGGAACAAACCAATCCAAAATTGGTTACAGAAATGATTTCCAAGATTGGAAAGTTTAAAATATACAATGAAGTCTTAAGAGAGTACTCAAAAAACCCTGCATATCAAACTAAAGATGGAAAACCTGACATTAGAAAGATAAAAAAAGAAGCTGTGGATAAACTTATTGTTGAAGTGATTATCAAGCAATCTGAGGGCTCTACAGAGTTTCCTGAATTATTGGAAGAAGCTAACAAAACTCTTGTTACTACTTGGTGGCAAAAGATTTTAAACTTCTTTAAACAATTATATGAAGATTCTTCTCTTGATATATTTGAAGAAGCTGCTTCTAAAATTATTTCTGGTGACATAGGTGCTAAATATTATGAACCAGGAGAAGGCATTCTTGATATTAATGATAGAATTGTTTTTGGACATCCTGGTATTGGTAAAACTTTCTTGAGAGAGAATAGGGATGACTTTATTGATGTTGACAATGATTATAAAGAACAGCACTCAAAACAAAAAGAATTACATGCTAAATGGAAAGAATCAGGGTTGCAAGAAGATAAAGAAACTTGGGAAAACTATGTAGCTAATTGGTGGGCTGAAGTTAAACAAGATGCTGAAGAGAATGATAAGAAAATTTTTGTTTCCAATCTTCCAATACTAAGAATGTTTCCTGAAGATTTTGACAAAGTTATCACTATGTCTGAAGCTGATTTTAAGAATAGAAGTATTCAAAGAGGAGACTATAATGAAGGAGATACAGAAAATTGGAAAAAGAATTTAGATGCTGCAATATCTGGAGTAGATCAATCTATTGTAAGAACAACTGATAAATATCTTTCTGATATTATTGAACCAGAGTTTAAAGGAGAAGGTATATTTTTTCAAATTAGTGATAAGCAAAAAGAAATTCAACAAAGAATTCTTAATACACAACAAACTTTAGAAAAAAGAGAAGACAAAATTTCTCCAGTAGATCCAATGTTTTTGGATACAGAGGAAGCTTCCAATTATTATGTTGTAATAAATCCAGATGGTTCAGAAACCAAAGTTTTAAAAAGGGTTACTGATAGGGTGAAAGCTTGGTATAAACAAAGATTTGGAGACAAAAAATTTACAGAAGCTGAAAAAGAATTTAATGAATTAAAAAGACAAACAGGTACTGAATATCACCATTTGTTTGAGCTTGTTCATGGAAGATATTTTAATGATGATGGATCAAGAAAAAAATCTGTAGCTCCTAGACATAGAATGGCTAGTGTTACTGAGGGGGAAGTTTATGGAAAAATTGAAAAATATTATGTAGAATTAATAGAAAGTTTTTCTCAAGGAAAAAATAGTCCATTAGTATTTTCTGAGGTAAAAATGTATGATCCAAAAGCAAAAGAAGCAGGAACTATTGACCTTTTAATTGTTGAAGAAAATGGTAAAGCTCATATCTTTGACTGGAAATTTATGACTGTATCTGAACAAGCCAATGATATTCCTTGGTATAAACAAGGAGCTTATAACGTTCAGCTTGGTAGATATAAAGAAATGTTGAGAGACGTATATGGAGTTAAAGAATTTGGTATGATGAGAGCCATTCCTATTCTTATGGATTTTAAAACTTCACAAAAAAAATTACGTATAGCAGGAATTACTATTGGTTCTGTTGATGTAAACAAGATTGAAGACTTAAAACTTGTTCCTGTATCAGAAGAAACAGAAAGCACAGGTAATGAAAAATTGGACAAATTAATTGTTCAATTAAATAGTGTTTATAGACAAGTTGGTAAAGTAGTAGCTGCAACAGAAGAACAAAAAGAATTTAAAAGAGAAAGATTAAATATATTAAAAGAAGCTATACGAGCTGCTCAGTCATCTAATAATGTAGAACCTTTAGTTACTGTTATTAAAGTGATGAGTAGAGAAGGTGAACAAATTATTAATGATTGGGAAACTCTTTATAGTAAAAAAGCAGCTTCTTCTGATGATGTTACAAATAAAGAACTTTCTGATTATGCTGATAGTATAAGAGAATATATTTCTATTGCCAACATATTTGTAGATGTAGATAAAATGCTTAGTGATCTTATTTATACTCCTGAAATGGAAGTTGGTAAAAAGACAAAAAGAGAATTAATGGAACTAGCAGAGAGAAAAAAATTAGCTAGAGAAATTAATGAAGAAGCCAAAGCTATTTTCTCCTCCAAAGATACTGTAAAAGAAATAGGAAATAAATTTGCTGACAAGTTTATGGGGCAAAGAAATCTTGTTACAGGATTACTTAAGCCTGAAGCTATATGGTCTTCATTAAGTTCTATGTTTAGAGGAGCTGTTGATAGTCCATTAAAATCTATTTTAATCTTAACCAAATTAACTGATAATGCTAGAGGTAGAGCAGTTAAAGATTCTACTAAAGAAATAGATGAATTAATGTCTATCAGAGAAAAATTAGCAAAACGTGGTGGAGATTTTAGAGAACTTGTTCAAAAAATATATCAAAAAGATGACAAATCTAAATTGGTAAACAAACTCATCTATAAATTTAAAAAAGAATTTTATGATGCTGTACAGGATAATTCATTAGAAGGAGCCCAAAGCAAGAAATGGATACTAGAAAATATCAATGTTGATGAATATAAAAAGGAAGCTTTAGATATATTAACTAAAAAAATAGCAAGGATAAAAAGTATCTATCAAGATAATGAAGAAATGATGATAGATCTTATAACTAAAGAAAGAGATAAATGGGATATATCCAGAAAAACTTTCAATGGTTGGAATAACTATATCATTAAAAGACATCCAAAAGATATTTGGTTGTCTGATGATTATCTTGAGTTACAAAAAGATAATGATTTGATGGATTTATATAACTTTATCAGCAAAGTAAATACTAAAGCTGCAGATATTGGATATATTCAAAACAAAATTCATTCAACTTTTATTCCTTTTGTAAGAAAAAGCCTTGCTGAAAGTCTTGCTTGGGATTTTAGTTTGTCTGCTGTGACACAATTAGGAGATAATTTATCTTTAAGAGCAGGAGATATTGGATATGGTTCTGTAAATGAGTTAACAAAAGAAATAGAACATTCTATACCTAAATATTATACTCATGATTTTTCTTTACAAGAAGATGGTAAACATGATTATTCTGAAGTGAGTGAAGATATTTTCAAAAATATGATTTTATATATTAATCATATGCATAATTATAAATATCTATCTGAAGTGGAAGGACAAGTTCAATTAGTTAAAACTATTGAAACATTTAAAAACCATTTAAGAACTTCTTTTGTTGGAAATATTGTTATGGAAGGAGGAAAACCACAAGAAGAAGGGGGTAATGAGAAAAATGCTAAAATGTTTGATGAATTTATGAGAGCAGTCTTTTATGAAGAAAAATATCCATTATCTTCTGGAGACACTCCTATTAACATTGATGTTACAAATTTTATAAAAAAAGCCATTAATAAAGTGGCAGGGAAAGAAGTTTACACTGTAGATGAAAATCCTGATGCAAAATCATTAATTAAAACTATTGATGCTGCAAATAGAGCTTTTCAACTCAAGACTTTGGGATTTGAATTCATTTCTGGAGCTGTTAACTGGTTTGGTAATAACATTCAAATAGCAACTCAGTCAGGTAATTACTTTAAAGCTAGAGAAATTCTTTCTAATGAGGGAAAACTATTAGGTAATAAGTTTAAAAATGATGAAGAAAGAGAAATGTTTATTCAATTAATCAATACTTTCCTTCCACTAAAAGATGATCCTTCCTATGATGCAATGAAAGAGGCAGGGATGACTGAATTAACCAAACACAATTTTGCTGATATGTTAATGTGGTTTATGAGAGAACCTGAAAACCATATGCAAAAAACTATATTTTTAACATTATTAGATAACACAATGGTTGTGGATGGCAAGCTTGTTAATATAAGAGAATATGTCAATAATAAATATAGTGATAGATATAGTAGTGCTCAAACATATGCTGATGCTTCAAAAAATATTGAAAAAGAAATTGAAGAATTAAAGAAAACAAGTTCTATTTCTGCTATTAAAACACTTGAAGATGGTAAACTAGTTATACCAGGATTTGATTTGGATAATTTTAATGAAACAAATCGTTTATCTACATTGGCAAAACGTATATCAAGAAATGCTACTGGTAGCATGACACAAACAGACATCAATAAAATGAACATGAATGTTTGGACTAAATCCATGATGGTGTTCAAAGGATGGATTCCAAAGTTGGTTGATACTAGGTTTGGTGAGTTTAGAAAAATATCAGATGATTTCTCTGTTCAAATTGACGATGATGGTTTAACAACAGGAGAAAAATATGATATAGGTAGAATTAGATTGTTTGCTTCTTTCTTACATTTCAATATAATTAGAACTATTACAGAGATTAATGATATTTTATCAGTCAATGAAAATGGTTTAGTTAAATTAGATGAATTGTTTTTAAAGTATTCTGAAGTGTATAAAAAACAAACAGGGGAAGATTTAACAATGACTAAAGCAGAATTTGCTGATCTTATAAGAAACAATCTTCGCAACCAAGTAAAAGAACTTTCAGTGCTGTTTTCTCTTCTAGGGTTGATGACATCAATGGGATATTTTGAACCAGATGATGACAAAGACAAAGCAGCAAATAATTTTCACAGATTTTCCCTTAAAGTGATTGATAAATTTGTTGGAGAACTTTCCTTCTTTTACAATCCTGTAGAGATTGAAAAGATATTAAGTGGTAGTGCTTTCCCTGCATTAGGTTTATTTTCTGATGCTTCCAGGTTTACAAAACATTTAGCTTTACAAACAACAGGATTTGACTGGGGTAATACAGAACTTACACAAGAACAAGTAAGAAAAAAAGCACAACCTATTAAATATTTAGGAAAAATGCTTCCTATTACAAAATCATTTATTACTTATGGAGCTATTATGAGTGATGAATTTGCTAGAGAGTATGATGTAACAATTCAGAAAAATAATAATAGGTAATATAGCTATATTATATCTTATAAAAAAGTGTATAATTTTTAATTTGAAATATAAATATTAAATTTGTATATTAATAATCCCATGCTATGAGTTTACATTGTGGTCCATCTTCTTGCTCCATTTTATTAAGTGCACAATGTGTATTTTACGAGGGAGCAAATCTTATATATACAGGAATTAATACCAATGATTCTGTTCAAACAGCCATAGAAAAAATAGAGGCTGCTTTTAATATGGGATATGCTGGAAGTTCTGGTACATCAGGAACTAGTGGTGTAAATGGAAGTTCTGGTACATCAGGAACTAGTGGTGTAAATGGAAGTTCTGGTAGTGCAGGTACATCTGGTACAGATGGAACTACAGGAGTTTCTGGGTCTAGTGGTACTTCAGGAATAGATGGGGCAACAGGATTGTCAGGCACAAGTGGTTCTTCAGGAACTAGTGCAATTGATGGAACATCAGGATCATCTGGAACATCAGGTATTAATGGTAGTATGGGGTCTAGTGGTTCTGCAGGTTCTTCTGGAACTAGTGGAACATCTGCAATAGATGGTACATCTGGTACCACAGGAAGTTCAGGAACAAGTGGAATTGATGGTTCTACAGGATCTTCTGGCTCAGCAGGTTCTAGTGGTACAAGTGGAACGTCAGGTAGTACTGGAACATCTGGAAGTAGTGGAACCTCTGGTACATCAGCAACTGCTGGTACTTCAGGAACCACTGGAACTTCTGGTACGTCAGGTATTAGTGGATCTTCTGGAACCACAGGTACTAGTGGTACCACTGGTACAAGTGGAACAACAGGAACTAGTGGAACTTCTGGTATCAATGGAACGTCTGGCTCTAGTGGAACCACTGGGACATCAGGAACCACTGGTACAAGTGGAACTTCTGGAATATCAGGGACAAGTGGCACAACAGGCACAAGTGGAACCACAGGTACGTCTGGTACATCAGGGTTAACTGGTTCTTCAGGTACGTCTGGAACAACTGGTACTTCTGGAACTAGTGCTATAAATGGAACAGCAGGTACTTCAGGTACTTCAGGGATAAATGGCACTTCTGGTACTAGTGGAACTACTGGCACCTCTGGGACTACAGGAACCAGTGGTAGCTCAGGAATAAATGGGACTAGTGGTACTACAGGTACGTCTGGTACATCAGGAAATAATGGTACTTCTGGAACAACAGGAACCTCTGGTATTAATGGTACCTCTGGAATAAATGGAACTAGTGGCACAACTGGTACTAGTGGTAGTTCAGGGACTACAGGAACATCAGGTACAACTGGTACGAGTGGTGTTTCAGGAACTTCTGGAACTACTGGAACTTCTGGGACTTCTGGAATTAGTGGTACGTCAGGCAGTAGTGGGACAACTGGTACTTCTGGTACTAGTGGATTAAATGGTACGTCAGGTATAAATGGTACATCAGGATCTTCTGGTACAACTGGTACTAGTGGAACATCTGGAAATAGTGGTACTTCTGGGGTGAGTGGTACTAGTGGAACAACAGGTACCAGTGGTACAACAGGAACTTCTGGAACATCTGGAATAAATGGAACATCTGGAACAACTGGTACTTCTGGTACATCTGGATTGAGTGGAACAAGTGGATTAACAGGAACTTCTGGTACTACTGGAACAAGTGGAACTACTGGTACATCAGGAACTTCTGGTTTAAATGGTACAAGTGGTATTAATGGAACTTCAGGTGTTAGTGGGACTAGTGGTTCAAGTGGGACTAGTGGTCTTACTGGTACATCTGGTGTGTCTGGAACTGCAGGTACATCAGGTACCTCAGGACTTAATGGTACATCTGGTTTATCAGGCACAAGTGGTACAACTGGAACTTCTGGTACAAGTGGTACTAGTGGGGCTAATGGCACTAATGGTGTCAATGGCACTAATGGAACTACTGGTACTTCAGGTAGTAGTGGTGTTAGTGGAACCTCAGGCACAACAGGAACTAGTGGGACAAGTGGTAATACTGGGACTAGTGGAGTTAATGGTACATCAGGCACAACAGGCACTTCAGGTACTACAGGTACTAGTGGAACAAGAGGTACATCAGGAACTTCAGGAGTTAGTGGAACTTCAGGAATTAATGGAACTTCAGGTACTACAGGGACTTCAGGTACAAGTGGTGTTAGTGGTACTTCAGGGTTAACAGGTACATCAGGAACTAGTGGAACATCAGGTGTTAATGGTGGAACAGGTACTAGTGGAACAAGTGGTACAAGTGGAAATTCAGGAACAAGTGGAGTAAATGGTACTTCAGGAACCACAGGTACAAGTGGTACAAGTGGAGTTAATGGAGGTGCTGGTACTAGTGGTACATCAGGAACAAGTGGTGCAAATGGAACTTCAGGTACAACAGGCACAAGTGGTACTACAGGTACTTCTGGTACTAGAGGAACAAGTGGAACCAGTGGTTTAAATGGTACTTCTGGGGTAAATGGTACAAGTGGTGTAAGTGGGACAAGTGGTTCTAGTGGAACCTCTGGATTAAATGGCACCAGTGGTACAACTGGTACTTCTGGCACGTCAGGTACTAGAGGAACTAGTGGTATTAATGGTACATCAGGAGTGAGTGGAACTTCAGGGACTACTGGAACTTCTGGAACAAGTGGTGTGTCAGGTACATCTGGTGTTAATGGTACCAGTGGAGTAAATGGGGGTAATGGAACATCTGGTACTAGTGGTACATCAGGAGCTAATGGAGCTTCTGGAACTTCTGGAACAAGTGGTACTTCAGGTACATCTGTAACTGTATCAGGAACAACTAACACTATAACTAAATTTACTTCTGCTACAACTATAGGCAATAGTTTGATTTATGATAATGGGACTTTCATAGGTATAGGAACAACAACTGATAATGGCAGTAAATTAAGAGTAGAAGGAGATACATATATTAGTGGAAAAGTTTCATTAGGTCAAAGTACATACCATAAACCAGTCACTACTCAATGTGCAGGAGAAATAGTATATTATGGAACTGGTACAACAGTTGCTGGTAAATTATATTACTTAAGTACAGGTCTTGTATGGACATTAGCAGATTCAGATGCAGCAGCTTCTTCATCAGGAATGTTAGGTATTGCAATAGGAACAAACCCAGCTACAAATGGAATGTTAGTTAGAGGTTCTGCTAGATTTGATGCATTAACTCCTTATACAGCTATGACTGCTGGACAAATTCTTTATGTATCTACTACAGCAGGAGATTTTACTGCAACTGCACCAACAGGAACAGGTAAAGTAGTTAGAGTAATAGGTTATTGTGTTGATGATACAAATAATACATTATATTTTTGTCCTGATAATACTTGGATAGAATTAACTTAATAAAAAATAATGGCAACAATACAAACAGCTACAACATCAGGTGTAATTAGAAATAGCGGAACCAACTACTTTGCAGTTCTTAGTGCTGCTACAGGTACATTTGTGCAAGTATATCCTACTTCTGGTTTAGTTGGACAAGCTCAGATAGGTTCTACTTTTTATGTAAATAGAGGACTTATGGCGTTTAATACTGTAGGTATTACTAGTGTGCCAGTCAGTGCAACATTTAACTTTTATATGGGGGCTGTCAACTATTCTTCATATAAAGTAGTAAAAGCTACTGCTCCAAATACTTCTATTAATTTAGCATTAGCAGATTATAACAATTATACTGCAACTAAGTATGTAACTAATAATTTTGTAGTAAATGGAACTGGATGGTATTCATTACCGCTAAATGCAACAGCTTTATCTGATTTAGATTTATTAACTACATTTCAGATAGGGATTTTATCTGCTTTGGAAGGTACTGGACCAATTACAGAAGATTTTAGAGATAACTTATACTTTAACGGGTTCCCCCCATATATTGAATATACTTTAGCTAGTGGATTTCCTCATAAAGTGTTTAGTACACCTGTAGCAAATCAAAATAAAATAAATACTACTCTTTTTAATACTATAAAAAGAATAGACGGTGTACCTGTTGCCCCAACATCATACCCAGATTATTTTACTGATTCTTTTGATACTAGTTATACAACTGCTGGAAATGCGTGTGCTTCACCTTCATCTCCAGCAAATAGAACTATAAGATATATTAGTGGGTCTTATACTGCTGGACAATATACTGTTGGTAGTACAGTTTATACAGATAGTAGTCTAACTACTACTTTTAATGGTGGTAATAATTGGTATGGAATTGGATTAGGAAGTGCTTATATAAGTACTTATCAAATATCTACAAGCGGTGTTATACTTAATGTAGATAATTGTGGTTATTAAAAATAAATAAATAAATAAAAATGGAAAATTTAATTTCAGTATTAGTGATTGTAGCAGTTTTAGCTACTCTTGTAGTAATCTACAAAAGAAGAGAAATCTTTAAAAATAAAATAAATGGGAATGGAGAATATATAACTCCAGAAGATGTAAAAGAAGTTCCTAGTAAAGATTTAGAAGAACCTAAAGGAAGAGAATAATAAATTTTATTTAAAATGAATAGACAAGGGATTAGTTATTAGTACAGATGGTTCTAAATTATTTCTTTCAAATTATTCAGGAAGTTTTGTAAAAGGATTTAATTTAACCAAACCATTTCAAATCTATGCCAAGTTTGGTTAATGATTATCAATGTAGATAATTACTTCAGTATAATAATGCAGAAATGATTCATTCCACACATCCCATTTAATATCACAACCATCAAAAGAATGTATTTGAAAATTGGGAAATATTCTTAAATAAACATCCCTGAATACTCTGAATTTTTCTATAGCTTCTGGTGTACCAAGATGCCATTCTCCTGCTATATATTTAACATTGGCTTTTATCCAGGTTAAGTTTTTTATAGTGAAAATATCATATTCTCCCCCCTCACAATCTGTCTTAAGGAAGTCAATTGTTTTGATGTTGTAATCTTCCACAACTTTCATAAAAGTGGTGGAATACATACTATCTTCTTCAACAAAAGGAGTATCAAAAATAAACTCTCCCACTACGTTGGAAATCCCTTTATTTATAGGGGTAACATTTCCATGTCTAGTATTAAGAACAAGTGTTTTAAATTCTTCAAAGCTGGGCTCAAATGCAAATACATTTGCAGGATTTTTATTTAGTATTGAATAAGTAAAGGGACCTAAACTAGCCCCTATATCAAATACTACATCTCCTTCTTTTACATCATGAAATTTAGTGTAAATTTTATCCACAAAAATTTCTTTTTCTATAGTTTCCCTGAATCCTGGGTAGCATTCAGGAGTCCATATAAATTTTTTCATTTTATAATTTTATTAATCTCATTAATAACCATGGTAGATGTGATGGCTTTTTGACATTCAAATTGCTTATCAGTTCCTTTGTTGATTGGGCACCAGTCCCAATCTCCTTTATCAAACTTGAAGTTTGGATTATTCCAACAGCTATTACATACTGATTTTACTATTGGTCTATGACATTTAAATTCATGTTCTTCATTGGTAAAATTAGAAATCATAATCACTTCTTTACCTAAAGCCCAAGCTAGCCAAGTTAAACCTGAAGAAAGACCTATGAAAAATTCACTGTTGAAAATTTCATACATAGTGTTTTCCATAGACTTGTCCTGCAAAGACACACAATTTTCAAAAAGATTGTCTTCCAAAGAAGTATTAACAACAGTATATCCTTTTTTATAAAGATATGTAATAACCTCTTGCCAATTTTCTCTAGTCCAAAACTTACACCCTGCAGTACTGTTAGTTGCTATGGTTACATACTTTTTAGTTGTACCCTGTCTTGTCTTTACAATAATAGAAGGTTTAATTTCTACATACTCGAGACCAAGGATATTGGTAGCAGTTTGCTGAAGAGGAATAGTGTTAGGCAGCACAGGCTCTTTATCAGAATTGTAAAACCAACCTATCTTATACATTGCATAAATATTTTGAACTGTAGAGCCTGGATTGACAAATTCTACATCAGTGTATACCTCTTGAAAAAGAGAATTATGAAATGTAGATACAATTACTTTGCAGTTATGTTTAAGTCTAAATTCTTCTACATAAGGAATCCAGGCAATAGTATCTCCAAGAGACTTACTATCAAAAGAAATATACACTCTACTATTCAAATAGTCTAAGTTATTAACATAAACTAATTTATCATCTTTGTGCACTTTAATAGTCCATTTAGTATAATATTCTCTATTACATCTCACCCAATGATTAACTGGTATTTTGTCTGAGTGTACAAGTGTCTCTCCATCCCAAAATTCAATTGTAAATAAACTTTTTGAATGTCCTGTAACTTCTACAAATGGTTGACCAACAAAATTACAATTAATTTTATAAGAAGGAGAATTTTTTCTAAATTCTGGAATTTTATTTTTCATAATGGTTTTATATAGTTTAATGTGATTATTTGCAAAATCTTCTGAAGTATTATCTTCAGGTATTTCATAAGGAATTTTTTGCATAATAGTTTTTAACTTATTACTTACAAGATGTAGTGGATCTAAACTATGTGTATACTTATCATAAATTCCACAATATTGAGGAAGTCTTCTTGCAAGTATTGGAAGACCATAACTTATAGCTTCCTTTAGAACAAGTGGATTACACTCCCAAGTAGAATTAAACATGAATATATCTGCAGCTTGCATGAATAAATGTATATCTTTTCGTTCTCCCCACACTTTTACATTACTAGGAAGATTTTTCATTAAAGGTTCCCAATAGTCTTGAAAATTACCAGCTTGATTACCTATAAAATGAAACATCACTTTAGGATGGTTTCTTGCAATTTCAATACCTTCTGCTTGATTTTTACCAGGAGTCCATAAGCCAACATTAATGACTTGTTTAACATATGGTTCCATTCCTAGATATAATCTAGATTGTTCTTTCAATACATTAGATATTTCTTTTTTGTCTATAGGAAACTCAATAACTTTTTTATATCCTTCATTATTACCAAATGTATTTAAATGATAGGGAGTGCAGAAAGCATAAGCATCTGGAACATAAATTTTATCTTTTGGTTTAAAAGAAATATCATGACAAGTTTCCACTATACGATATGATCTGTTATCATCATATAATTTTTCTATCATATTGAGATTTAATCTTTCAGACATTTCGTCAATATGAACAATATTAGGTTGAATATCATTAATAATATTAATCAACTCTTGCTTTTGTTGTAATGTATAAAAGTTTTTTTGTCCTATTAATTTGATTATTGCATTTCTTTGAACTACAAAATCTAAACTAACACAATCATATTCTACTACAAAAATTTCACATTCTCCTGTAGCTAATAAAGCCTCTATTCTTTTGAGAAGAAATGCAGGCATTCCCCCTGTAGACAAATGTGGAGCTAGAAATAGTATTTTTATTTTATTTATTGGTTTTTGTTTATCAATTTCTCTCCTCATTTCTTGCATTTTTGGATAAGATTTTTCTCCATGAAAAAATAGAATATTTTCTTTATTTCCTATTCTTAACCATGCTTTATCTTCTATAGGTTCTCCTTTGTAAATAGATTTTACAAGCTCTATTCCTCCATTCACATATACATAAGGAAGCCCTTTTTGTATGTTATATTTCCAAAGAAGAACATTAAGAATTGTTTCTTCATTATAAGGAGCATAATAAGGAGTGTTATGTTTAACTTCAGGATGATTACACATCCATATCCATTCATTCAAGAAAGCAATATTCCATTTAGAAGCTACAAAATATCCAGATTGTCTATATCGCTGTCTTACAAATTGATTAACATTAAATAATTTACATGCTGGAGCTTCTAAACTTTTGTGATATTCTGTTTCATCCATAACACCACCTCTGTCATTATATTGTAGCCAATCATACATCCCTTCTACGAAGTAAGGATGTGACACTTTGTCAGGAAGCATTTCAAATATTTGATCTGCATTATGTGTAGCTACAGAATCAGAGTCTATATAAGCAACTACATTAGCATATTTTAATAGACAATCTTTAATTATCTCAGGACGTTGAATAAGAATGTTATATGTATCACTATTAAATCTATCTATATATTTGCTTTGTTTTTTATCAACAATATTACAAGGCCAATAAATAGTAGTGGCTCCTTCAATAGTGTTGTTAAAATTTAATAGATAAACAAATATAGGAATATCACTTACTGCTCTGATGGAGTCTACACATCCTTTCACAGTTTTAAAATAAGATGCTGTTGCATATAAAACATATGCTTTTGGCACTTTTATATCTTTAGACATATAATAACCATACCATTCATTAGAATATAAACATTCTAAAGATGGATATCTCTCTAATACAATCTCATGTGTAAGATCTGGTTGGTGATGAGTCTCATGTATGTTTCCTTCATATTCTCCCTGTTCCATCATGTAAGGAACAGCTACTAAATATTCAATTCCTTTCTGTTGAAGTTTGTTTATAAATTTAGTAGCTTTATCAGTAGGAATGTGTTCAAGTACATCTCCTAAAATAATTAAATCATAATTATCTATATTAAAATCAAGAACATCTCCTAAATAAACATTGTCATATTTATCTCTAAGATTATATTGTTCAATATATGGTCTCCATATCTCTATAGCATCCATTCTATACCCAATATCATGGAGAAGATTATAGTAAGTTCCTTCTCCAGGGCCTACATCTAGTATCCTTTTTGTGTTTGGAATATTGTTTATAAAATATTCTCTAATTTCTTGTTTAAATACTGTATAACTAGTTGGCATATATTTAGTTTTAGAATACAAATTTATGAAAATTTTTTTTAATTAACGCTATATTATAGTCACTAAAAAAATACAGCTATTGTTATTAAAGGTTTTATTAATTACATTTGTTATTAATTTTTAACCTATTAATAATATATCTGTTCATATATTAGATGATAAAAGAAATGTAAAACATTTACTATGATGCCTGAAACTATCGAAAAACAGATTAAAGCAGAATTAAAAAGTATGGATCAGCGATTAGAAGATCTAGAGGGCAAAATGACCTCTATTGACACCAAATTGACACAAGTAGTGGATGCAATTTTAGGAAATGCTTTAACGAAAGAGGGGGGTGTCATAGATGACATCAAGACTCTAAAAAATAAAATAAAGACATTAGAAGACAAATTAGCAGATCAAGAAGCATTTAAGAATAAAATACTTTGGACAATAGCTATTTTGGTAACTATTGGACTTATTATACAGTATATTTTAAGTATATATGTTTCTTTAAATAAAACAGCATGATTTTTCCAAAAATATTATTATTTATAAAGAATAATTTCTTTAATTTATTAATAGCAGTTTTGGTATTGATAGTTTTATTACAAAGATGTGGAGGCCCTACTCCTACACCAGAGCTTCCTACAGTAAAAAAAGACACTGTATGGGTAGTAAAACAAAATATATACATAACAAAGCCAACTCTTGTACAAACTATTCCAGGAGAACCAGGAACTGATTTTATTCCAGATCCAAACTATTCTAAACTTGTATTACAATATCAATCTCTAGTTAAAGATTATATTGCCAAAAATATTCATAGAGATAGTATTAAAATAGATAGTATTGGGTATGTAAATATTGAAGATACTGTCAGTCATAACTTGATACAAGGAAGAAAAACTTCTTATAAATTTAAATATCCTGTTATAACAAATACAATAACACTTCCTCAAGAAAGGAAAAATCAATTGTATTTTGGGGGAGGATTAGAAAGTAATCCTATGGCAGGTAGTATGGAGTTTAATGTTGGTTTATTATTAAAAAATAAAAAAGACCAAATTTTTAATGTATATGGTGGAGTGGATACTAGAGGAGATTATCAAATAGGATTACAATCATATTGGAAAATTAAATTACACAAATAAAATGTTTATAACTTTATTTAAATATATTGAACCTATTTGGTTAGGATCTGATAACAAGGTTTCTATTCGTAGAGTATTAACCTTGATATTTTCATTTAATTTAGTTTGGAATATTTCAAAAACAATCAATAATATTAAACCTGGACAAACCTATGCAGATGTTGCCATTTTATTGGGTGTAGAAGCTGGTTTAATTGCTGCACTTATGAGTTTAACTACTTATAGTACCTCTATTATAAACAAAAAATCAATTACAGAATCTTAAACAGACTAATCATGAGTATATTTATAAAAGCTGGACTTTGGTCTCAGAAAGCAAAAGGATTTTTAGGAGAGTTTAATTTAACTAAATATATAAAGGATTTAATAGCTGAAACTCCAGTAGAAGGGGGTGTAACAAAGATATATGTAGATGCTAAAGTAGCTACAAGTATTCCTTTAACTGGAACTACACCTAGTAACCCTGTTAGTGGTGAAATTGAAGTATTAGAAACAGCAAAAGGTATATGGTCAAAGGGTGGTTCATATCCAGATGATTATTCTGGTATATTTTTAGGAGAGGGTTCGTCTGGATTATATTTTAGAAATTTGTTTGATAATAATGAAGTATCAATTAGAACATATGATAGCGGAGTAGTTATTTCTGACAATAGATTAACAGCAATAGGATTAACAGGACTTCAAGACTTTTCCCCAAATATCACAGATTTAGATTACACACAAAAAATATATGTAGATGCATTACTTCCACAAGTAGCTAATGATTTTGCTAATGATGCAGCAGCAGCTATTGGTGGAATAGCTGTAGGTAGACTATATCATACAGCAGGTGTAGTTAAAATAAGATTAAGTTAAATTATATAATTAAAAATCAATAATTATTATGGTAACAAGTGCACAAGCTTTAAAAAAATATGGTGATCCTGTTAAGGAAGCGTCAATGGTTCTTTGGGATGTTCCTACAGAACTGGAAATAGGTGTAATACCTAAAAGACTTTATTGTAATAGAGACATGATAGGTCCATTATCTAAAGCTTTTAAAAATCTTATAGATAGGGGATTTGTAAATGAACTTAAAACTTTTGATGGTTGCTTTAATATTCGTAAAAAACGAGCTTTAAACTCTATGTCTTTACATTCTTGGGGTATTGCAATAGATATGAACGCTTCTGATAATGTTTTAGGAAAATCTAGAAAAGAATTAATAGCTTTAGGAAGAAACCCATTTAGTGAAGGATTTTTACAATGTTTTCGTGATGCTAGTTTTGATTGTGGTGCTGACTGGGTATCTCGTCCTGATTTTATGCATGTTCAATTATCTAAAATATAATGAACGCAGGAATATATAGTATATTTTGTGTTTCTAATAATAAATATTATATTGGTCAAGTAAATAGATATGGAGTTATTTATAAATTAAAAACTATATAATAATGGCAAAAGTAGAAAATTCACGTAAAATTGTGTTTGGTGCTAAGAAATCAGGTAGACATAGTAAGTCATATGGTCCTAAAGTAGAACGTCCCAAGAAATATAGAGGACAAGGTAGATAACATCATCATCTAATGCAAGCCTTACTGTTTACAATAGTAATGTGTTTGTATTTTTATTTATTAATAAAATATTCAAACGAAAAATAAAATGGCAATTCCAGATAGACAAATAGGACAAGCTTCTAGTACAGAAGCTCAGTTGTTGCATCAAATCTCTAAACAACTAGAGAGATTGATTGCAGTGACAAGTGCATCTTATGTGCACACAACTACAACTACTACTACTGTAGTTTAAAATAAATTTGTATATTTGTACATTATAAACCAATAATTACAAATATGAGAGATTTAAAATTTCTAACAGTATGTCCAGATGATACTTATTATACTTGGCAAGTCAACCTTTGGTTGGAAAGTTTAAAAGATATTGGGCATTCAGATAAAGCAATTATTCTTGTTTTTATACCTAAAGGAAGAATAAAAAATACTAAATGGGAAGCTATAGTTAATCTATATCCAGAAGCTGAGTTTCAGTTTTATAATGATGAGGATGATTTAACTAGATTATTAGGAGTTTATATTCCTGTATTGCGTCCTTATACAGCATGGAGATATTTTAAAGATTTTCCTGAGAGAAAAGCAGATGCTATTTTTTACTGTGATTCAGATATTTTATTTACAGAAGATTTTAATGTAGATAAATTTTTAGATGATGAAGTTTGTTATCTTTCTGATACTAACAGTTATATTAATGCTTCTTATTTTGATAGTAAAATCAACCAAGTTTTACCAGAAAAACTAGAAGAGTATAAAACTAGAGATATTCTTTCTGAAATTGCCAGCGTTATTGGTATTGATAGACAGGTAGCTGAAGAAAATAATTTAAATTCAGGAGGTGCACAATATCTTCTTAAAAATTTAGATTCCTATTTTTGGAGTAAGGTGATGAATGATTGTCTTCTTATAAGAACCTACCTTCAGACAGTTAATAGGGAGTTTTTTAAAGATGAAAATTCTGGATTTCAAAGTTGGTGTGCTGATATGTGGGCTGTTCTTTGGAACCTTTGGTTAAGAAATCAGGAAACTAAAGTGGTACCTGAATTAAATTTCGCATGGGCAACAGACCCAATTGAAAAATTAGAAACAACAACAATATTTCATAATGCTGGTATAGTTTCTGAGACAGGGAATGGTTATCCTGCTTTTTATAAAGGTAAATATATAGGAGGACAAGATCCTACAAAAGATCAATATCTAGATGTAATTCTAAATGATGAGATTTCTAAAACAAAATGTACTTGGTTTTATACTAACAAATTAAAACAATTAAGTCAAAAATATAAAATTAACTATTAAAAACAATTATTATGAGTTCAAATAAGAGAGACCTTAAGGCCTTTGTACGCTTCGATGGAAGTGGTAGAGTTGTTGCAGGAAGTTTAATCTTGCGAAGAAGTAAACCTAAAGTGGGTAAATGGCAGGAAATTATTGGGTATGAGTGTTGTAATCCTACAACCACTACAACTACAACTGTAGCTCCTACAACCACAACAACCACTACAATTATTTAATATAATTTGTAATGGCAACCCAGTCTTTGTTTCCTGAACAGATGCTTAGAGCATCTTCAGAAGGCTTAACTTTAGAAGTTATAGCAGGTAAATTGACCTATTTTCATGAGCAATTACATTTATTGCATTGGCAAACTAAATCATATGCAGAACACCAAGCTTTGGGTGGATTGTATGATTATGTTCACACATTTAAAGATGATCTTGTGGAAAAAATAATGGGCTATTGTGGTAAAAGACCAGGTGTATATAAAATAGATCCTTTAAATATGTCTTCTTCTGAAATAGTTGTTAATGATCTTTTGCAATTTGCAACAAAATTAAAACAATATGGAGAAGCTAATGCTTATCATGATGTTTGTAATTTAGCAGATTCATTGTCAGGAGAAGTGGCTAAAGTTAAATATCTTTTAACTTTGTCATAATGGAAGTAAACAAAAAACATTTTCCTAAGATGATGCAAGATAATGATGAAACATTTCTTGCACATCTTGAAGGTGTAATATCTTCTGTAGATGAATTGTGTTCATTAGAAATATCTAAAAGTATAAACTCTTATAGATTTAGAATAGCTCCTAGTCTTCCTATGTATAACAACATGTTGATAGAAGAAATATTTAAATTTTGTAATTTATTTCATATAAAATTAGATATGAGTAAATCTATAACTACTTCAGCTGTTATAGTTTTTGATATAACATTAAATTAATTTTGTTATAAAATTTTATTTAACTAATTTTACCCCCTTAAATCATAAAAATATTATGGCAACAATCAAAAAAGCACAGAATGGTGTTAGAGCAGGAATAACTAAAGGACCAGATGGTGGTTTTACAGCTACTCCTTATGAGAAAAAAACTAGTTTTAATACAGTGAGAGGTAAAAAAATAGAAAGAGTTATTACTAATACCAAAACAGGAACATCTTCAAAAACCAAGATGAATACCAAAGAAGATGATGCTGCTAAAAGAAAACAAACAATAGATAGTACATCTACTATGAGAAACAGAGATTTTAATGCTAGACAAACCAATCTTGAAAGAGTTGTAGGTAGAAATCTAGGATTAGCTGAATATAAATCTGGGGGCAAATTGTCTAAATCTAAAAAGAAAAAATAATGGCAACAGTTAAAAAATTTCAATCAGGAGGATCAAAAGGTAAAAAAGCTGTAGGGGCTGAAGGAAGAAGTAGAGGATCTGTTTCTGTAGGAGGCAATCCTAAATTGGATGATAAGCCTAAGGCTAAATACACTCCTACTAAAAAAGAGGCCAAGAATCTTAAAGATGCTACACAAATGAAAAACATGCGTCCAGTATTTAAATCAGGAGGAATGGCTAAAAAAGGATGTTAATATGAAACTTATAAAACCAACAACTCAGCAGCCTAAAGTTTTAGTTCCTAGAGATAGATCTATTACTATTAAATTAATTATAAATAGAAAATAATGGACTCAAGTAAAGCCAAAAAAGCAGGAGCACCAAGAAAAGCACCTAAGGTGAAAGCTCCAAGTAAAAAAAACCCTAATTATATGAAGGAAAATGTCCCTTCACAAACTAAGGGATCTGCTCAATGGCCTATGAAGTCTAAAAGATTAAGTAAATAAGTTCATCTTACCATTTGGAAGAAGGAAATAAAAAAACCCACTAGCTTGATTTAGTGGGTTTTTTTGTAATGTTAAATAAAATTTACAATTATAGTACTTTTTGTAAATTATATTTAATGCTATTTCTTGATTCCCCAAAAGTAAAGATCTGTATCTCCACGTTCCAGGCTTAATGAACTCATTTCAAAATATGAAATAGGAAGAACAGAATAGAAATCTTCTATTGAGATATTTCTATAATGATCTAATGTAAATTTACTATCTTGAGGAGTATGATTATTTGTACCATGCTCTTGTCTTTTGGGACCTGCACATGTAAGAATAAAAATTCCTCCTGGTTTTGTATTCTTGTACATCATGGAAAGAGCTTTGTCCCATTGCTCACAATGTTCTAACATTTCTGAAGATATTACTACATCATATTTATCTGGCATAGGAAAGTCATTTATTGAAATAACCATATCTACTCCAGGAGCTTCCCCTAGATCTATACCAAGGTAGTCACAATCTTTAAAATGTTTTCTTACTGAGCCATTAATATCCTGGCTTCCCACTTCTAATACAGTTTTATCTTCAAAATAAGAAGGAAACTGTTGTTTTACTTTTATTACAAAGCTGTCAATTTCTGGGTGCATCTTAATTTATTTTTAATAGTTTAATTATTTTTCTAAACGTGTTAATATCTTTACATTCTCCTCTAAATGTAGGTTCAGTATAATAGTTTTCTACTAATGAAGGATCTTTTATAATTAATGTAATTTTATTAGTATTGAAGTTCCAACTTAACATGTAATTTCTATCTTCTCTAAAAAAAGTGTAAGTCATGTTTTCAGGAACAATGTCTCCTTTGTACTCAGTTACAAATGATGTCCATCCTTCAGCTTCTATTTGTTCTTTAGTGAGATAGGGTACTCTTATCTGATAAATTTCAAACATTCTTTTTAAATTATACCCTAAAAAAGCATCAGGATAAGTCATTTTTACCCAAGTATCTTCTTCTGGTTGAGGCATAAAATGTATAAAATTTAGATCATATGGTTTGCCTTTTTGAAAAATCTCATATTGATATCCTATATGAAAATCTTCTATATTTGGTGTAAAATATTTATTTTCTTCCATCTATAAAGTTTTTTAATAATTGTACATAATCATGATTCCAATGAGGATTTAATTGTATTTCTCCTATTGGAATTTTTCCTTGTTTTCTAAGAAGTTCTATATGTAAAGAATGTCTTTCAATAACATTAGGTCTTCCTTCAATATCATGTCCCATTCCTGATTGATGATAAAGATCTGCAGATGGCATAGCCCATCTATACATCCAACTAGCTTCTTCTTTAGGAGGACTAGCAAAAGTTCTTCCTCCATATTTAGCAAGACGTTCTATGAAAGTCATATCATACCCTGCATTTTCTATAGGATGATATCCAATAGCTTCCCAAGCTGCTTTTCTGAATACAATGCCAGAATTACCAATCCAAGTAATATCAGTAATATTAGGTTCATTATAAAATATACCATTTTGCCAATGGAGGATATTAGTTTCATCTGTAAAGTATTTAGCAACATTTTTTAAATGATTAGGTAAAGCAATATCGTCATCATCCCATTGACAAATAATATCACCTTGACAAACACTAGTGGCATAAGTTTCTTTATCCCCTATAGTTTTAAATGTTTGGTCAAAATTAATGATTGTAACTCTTGGGTCATCATATTTAAGCTTCTGTAAGGCATAATCATTAATAATGATGAGTTCACACCTATCTTTAGGATAATCTTGCCTGAGGAAGCTTTCAATAGTCTCCTCAAGCAAGTTTACTCTACCATAGGTTATACATTTACAACTTATGAATGGCAATTCCATTACCAGATATGAATTATGTCAAATGGTGATACCATTAATACATCTTTTTCTGAAGAAAGAGGAATCAAAAGTCCTTGTGATAATTTACTAGGATCTACTAATACTTCATCTCCTTCTTTGATATCACTTACAAGATCTCCTACAGCATACACTACAAGATGTGACATTTTTTTAAGAAGTTCTTTATTTAAAGCATCTTTTGTATTTTCATCTACAATAAGTTTACTTTCTTCTTTTTTTGGTAATGAGATATAAACTCTATTACCTCTTAGTTTTTTAAATTCTTTAGCCATTTTTTAAATTGTTAGTGCTTTCACTGCCCACATACAAGCTTCTTCATAAGCTGTTTGAGCCAAAGCGATTAATCTTAATTTTTCTCCACTTGTAACTTGAAGTTGTTCAGCTGATTTATCATATGTTTTTGATACTTCATCATTTTTATGAGATTGTAACATATTAATTAAAACAGCTGTTTTAATTTTAATTTCTCCCACATGTTCTGAGTTTGATACATTAAAATCAACTCTTACTCTTTCTTCCCCTAAAGTTGCCATAATTAAATAGATAAAAGGTTAAAAAATCTTTCTTTATCTTCAGGATTTAGAGTGATTTCTGATTGAACCACTGCTTGTTCCTTTTTACCATGAATAACTCTATTTGTTCTAACGTTAACTGAATCTGGTTGTGTAACCATTTCTTCATGAAAATCATCTAAAATGATGATAAGATCTCCATTAGGCAGTTCCATGCTGCGAATAACCATGTCAATGTTGAATGAAGCTCTTGATGTTTTTGTTTCTGGAGCTTCTGCTGTTCCCACTTGGTGGGTAATTGTGTATAAAAATTGGTTTTTCATAATATTATAAATTAGTTGCTGTTGTTAATGTATATGCATTTGCATAATTTGTTGAATTTCCATTTGCATTATTTGCAAGGTTTTGATATTGAGGACCTCCAAAACTTCCTCCAATTATTTGATGCCCTTCTGATAATGTGCTCCTTTTAATTTTTCCTGAGGGAACACTACTAAAATTAAAAGAAGGTGTTAAAAATTTCTTACAAGAATTTGAACATTATCAGGATCTTTTGCATATTCTTCAGGAATTTCTCTTGTAATTTTAAATATAAGATCTCTTTCTGATTTAGCCATTGCTGACGTTGGTTCAATAATAATTTTGGAATCTACATAGTTTCCTTCTTTGTCATAATCATGCACTACTACTGCATACTGAAATAATTGTTTCATAATCTATTGGTTTTTAAATTTATTATATTTACTGTGACCTATTTTAGATGTTGTTTTAATAACATCTTTTTTATTATTTTTAATCTGTTGTTCTATCACTGAGTTTAATCTATCAAAAACAGCTTTGTAAAAAGCTGGATACATATTAAATATTATACTTTGTCTTAAGATATTCTCTTCTTTTGTTGATTTCATCATAACGATACATGTTATTTTCTACATTTGTATGTTCATCAAGGGTCAAAAGTATAATATTTTCTTCATCTAGACAAGCATCAGGATATTTTTCTTTAGGAAGTATATGATGAAAGTAGATACTCAGTGCTTCAGACCCTAAGTAAGTGCCACTTATCTCTGAATAATGTCTTTTTTTCCTCCAAAGTGACCTGAACAGGGCCACTTGCATGATATATGCTTCATTAACTATCTTTTCAGAGCTTAATGTTGGTTTTATGCTACATTGAGCCATTTTTTTACGTGGTTTATGCAGAAAGCAATAGTCACTTTCTGCATTTTTTCCACATGTTTTACATTTCATCAGTAATTACCTATATTAGAATGTTCTAAAATCTTATAATGTGTTACATTAAATGGAACTTCCATATATCTATCAAATTTTTCTTGTTTAATAGTTGTACTACAGGTAAAAAATATACCTGCTTCTTGTAAAGCTTTTTGAAAATGACTAGGCTGACAACCTGTAAATCTAGTTGTTTGGATTTTATTTATAAAATCTCTCCAATCCATATCATCATACTTTTTTTCTATATGAAAGAAAGTATAATCTTTTTCAAAACCATTGTTATAATCTACAAAAAAATAATCAGTCATATCTTTCCATCTATCTTCCTGTTGATCCATAGCCATTTTCCCCCCTTTCTGTATCTGATAATGATTCTACTTCTTCAAATTCTATTTTTGGATATGGAATTATGATAAGTTGGCCCACTTTATCTCCTGGTTCATAAAATTCCATTTCAAAAGTATCAGATTTATCTTCTTTACCTACAGAAATATAATCAAAAGTATCTGCTATATCTCCTCCTGGTTCAGGAGCATCATTTGCAAAAAAAGAAACTGGTTTAAATTTAAACATAATTTCTCCTCTATATCCAGAATCAATAACTCCCACTGAGTTACTAAGAACAAGATCTTTTTTAGAATTGGAGCTTCTTGGAAACAAAAGTCCAACATGTCCTTCTGGTATTTCAATAGCAAGCCCTGTTTTATAAACAATATTTCCTTCTTCATCAAAGAATCTTCTTGTTGCTACAATGTCCATACCAGCATCTCCTTCTTTAGCATATGAAGGAATGGTTGCTCTATTATTTAATTTTTTTATTTTTACATTCATAATTTTTGGTTTTAAATTTCTTCTTCAATTTCTACTGGCAAATCTGCTTCATCAAGAGAATGAATTTTATCAATAATTTTTTTCTTCATTTCTTCATAAAATGGTATATCAGTTTTTAGTCTTGTTTTAAACTCTTCAAGATTGTATTTGACATCATCAATGGTCATAGTTTGGCCATATTTTCTACCAATTTCAAAATCATTGATTAATGTCAACATTTCATCTATTTTATCAATACCCACACCATAAACAATTTCAAATTGTGAAACTCTATAGGGGGGTGTCATTTTATTTTTGGTAGCTTTCACTTTAGTAATATTACCATAAACAACGTCTCCCTCTTTAGCTTGACTTTTTGAAATTTCCACTCTAACATCAGAATAGAATTTTAAAGCATGCCCTCCTTGCGTTGTAGTTGGGTTACCAAACATAATTCCAATTTTTTCTCTATATTGGGATATTACAATAACACAAACATTATGTTTAGATAAAGCCCCTTTTAATTTAGGATAGGCATTACTATTTAATAGTGCTTTTTTACCTATTGTAGAATCTCCAACATCTCCATCAAGTTGTTTCTTAGGGATGAGTGAACTATCTGAATCAATAATTAATAAATCAATTTCTCCAGATTCTATTAAAGCCATAGCAATATTAAATCCTTCTTCACCACAAGAAGGTTGTGAAATTAACATTTTGTGAGTGTCTACCCCTATTTGTTGAAAATAAGTTTTATCAACAGCATATTCGCCATCAATATAGGCAGCAACTCCTCCTGCTTTTTGACACTCTGCAACAGCATGTGCACAAATAGTAGATTTTCCTGTACCTTCCCAACC